CAGTCCGTACGGGAATCGAACCCTAAAGTAATTGCATTGAAACGGCTTAAAATAGCCATTCTTTCAATTTTTCTTTGAGTACCTTTGAGTACTAGGGACTCATAATGCTTCGATTAAGTCAAGTTCCTGTCTCTTTTCCTCAATTCCGGTGCGGTCAAAATAATAATGATCTTTTGTGCAACTAATGTCTGTATGCCCCATAGTATCAAGGATTGTGGACTCTTTCACTTTTCCGTCAAGAAGAATGCTTCCGTATGTCTTTCGGATTTTGTGTGGAGATTTCACTTTCATTCGCAGTTCATGTTCGCAGATATACCGCAAACGTTCACGAAAGTTGTAGGATTTCAACCGTTCTCCGTCTCTCTCAAATAGATATTCCCCGAAGGGATTTCTCTTTCGTACTTCATCAAGAATCCATTTGTACTTATCCGGTAATATGGCAAATCGCAATCCAGCTTCTGATTTCGGAAAGTCTTTGACTTCATAGTGAAAACCATCATCATCACGATAGCGTGTTTCTGTAGAATTGATAGCAACCGTGTAGTTTTCAACATCTTTCCGCTTTAATGCCGACAATTCCCCGACACGTACCCCTGTCTTAAACATGAATAGCAATCCAAGGTTTACGATATCCAAGTGATTCCTTAAGTACATCTCCATGCGTTCCTTTTCATCCGGCATATATACTTGGTCTTTTGCCTGCCGGACTACGTGCTTAAACGCTTTTGGCGATATATCCATGTCTTTCAGCGTGTATGTAATGGAAAACTTGACATACTTCTTCCGTTTGGCATACTTAAAGATTCCGTAAATCAGCGTTCGGAAGTTTGAGAATGCCTTGGAAGTCATGTTGAAATCATGGATGCTATTTCGTATAAACGTTTCAAGCTCGCATTCGTCTACACTTTTGATTCTCTTATCCTTGATGCCATCAAAGTATCTCTGAAAGTCCATTAAGTATCTGTCATAGGTTGCCCTGCTGATTTCTTCAAGTTCCAGCTTTTGCGAAATCCAACGGTTGAAGATTTCCTCTACTGTAGGGTCATCCTCTCTTTCTTTCCAATAGTAAATGATCTTCTGCTCGACCGCTTCTCTGCGCTTTGCCTTGATTTTACGTCTGCCCTTAACTTCATCCGGCAGATATGAGTACCAGTTCTCATCCTTTCCTTGATAGATTTTATAGGGATTTTTGTTGAGTAATTTTTCTCTCTTTTGCATAGTGACTTGTTTCTGCACAAGTGCTATGTCGAGAATACCACTATCAACGGCATATTTCAACAGTTCTTTTTCATCCAATCAAATACCCCCGTTCTTTCTATTTTATCTTTTATATCTCTCACTCTGTACTCTATCGTTCTTAGTGATAGATTTTCTTTTGTGGATATTTGCTTTTGTGAAAAACCACGGCAGAGAAGAGAGAAAATCCTCTCCTCTTCTTCCGTGAAATTGGCATTTTCTTTGATTTGTTCAAGTTCTGGCTTAATGAATTTTGTAAATTTCATAAGCCATTTCTCCTAAGATTTAATTAATATTTAATGTTCATATTTCCGTGTTCATTAACCCAATCAATAGCTTCTGCGTATGTCACGCCATTGTTTTTTAAGATGTAAAGCAGATTATGGAATTTAGGGTGTGTTTCTTTCAGCCTTAAAAATCTGCTTTCTTTCTCTAAGTGACATCCGAATCCGCACAGTACACAACCTGTTCTTTGGCATCCTGTTGTTTTCAGCAATGGTCTTTCCTTATCAAAAATTCCAAAATCCGCAAATGACATCTGATTTTCGCATTGCCCCATAGCTTCATAATCTGTGACCACATCGCCATAAACGGAACATATTGGAAAATAAAATTCTGTATTTTCGACACTCGCTCCTGTTTTCTTGTATGCAATCCTATTTCCGTAAAACATCTTGTCATCGCTCATTCTTACTTCAATCATACTTTTCGCATTCTCTTTAATATAAAGCAACACATCTTGTTCAGTCCAAAATGCCATAGGATTGCTATGTGGTCTTGTTACATTAAAAGCATTACAGCCGTCCTGTAGCCATTTTTGCGTACGCATAACACTTTCGCTTGCCATAGTCGCTATAATAGGCTTTCTGCCTGTTTTCTTTTCGTAATCGTGCGCAGGCTTTTTCTTCATAATGTCACAACATAAGTCGCTTATTTCAAATGGTGCATCAAGAAAGAATTTATATTTTTCTTGATCAAACTGACTATAATTGCCTTTACTATCTGTCAGTTCTCCATTCAGTCTGCGTAACCTATATTCTGAACCGCTAGGGATAACCCCCATCTGCAAACTCTTGTACTGTTCGTTTTGCTTGTTTATTCTCCTGTCTATTCCTAACAGGTCTGCCATATAGCAAGCATACGGAACCGTCTGTCTGTCTGTCTGTCTGTCTGTCTGTCTGTCTGTCTGTTAAGATTGTGTTGTTAGATTTTTGACTGTCAAGGTATTTAACATATTTTCTCGCACCGCTTACGCAATTTGACACTTCCTTGCTAATCATTGGAAACCCATACTTTTCACAAACTTCTGCAAATGAAATCTTAGGTTTTAAAATCACAAGATTATCGAATGTCTGTGCAAACTTCTTCAACTCTGGATATTGTGTCGGAACATCTACGAACACAAAAGGAATATTTTTATATCCGCAAACCTCTCTGATTATGTGCCCTAAAACTGTGCTATCCTTGCCACCGCTAAATGACAGGTACACTCCATCTTCGCCAAATTCATTAACCCATTCATTTATTCTACGTGCAGTCATGCTTATTTTTGCAGAAAGCGGAAGTGACTGCATCTGATATAGGTCTGACATTGTATGTTTATTTTCCATCTGCTTTCCTCCTAAAATCTTCATTCTACATCACCCTCTTTCTTTTTAGGCTAAATAATAGCCCTTACTTTTAGCTTCTGCATAATCATCTTCTGAAAGCAAAACTTCTTTCTGAATCTCTTTGTTACCATAGCAATCAACATCACATACAACCTTGAAAAGCAACATTCCATTCTTTTCAATCGGTTCTTCGTGAGTTATATTTGTTACATAGTGTTCAAGTAAATTCATTTCGAATCACCCTTTCTTTTTCTTCTTAGGCTTAAACTTAAAAACATCATTTTTCTGACGGCTTACCATGCTACGATAGCCGTTCATTTTACTAGCTTTGCTCTTACTCATACCTCACACTCCTTCCGGTTTCTCACACCGTTCAAACTCGATAACCCACACCCACGGATTTGCACTCCAACCATAGCTGTCAAGGTCGGATTTCTTAATGGTGCTGTTCCAGATTTTGATAAAATGCTCTTGGGCTGTATGTATGCAATCATATTCATTCTCCGGGCTGTGGATAAACCCTCTGTTATCTATCGCTCCTTCTGCTTTTGCTCCGTCCTTGGTAATCTCCTGCAACCGCTCCACCCTCACATCCGTAACCCGGAGCCAGATACGCGTTGCTTCTTTTGGCATGTGGATTGATGGATGATAAATCAGCTTTGACGATTCCTTGAATGTAGGTAGGTCTGCCAGCTTATCACTAGCCCTGTAAATATATGTTCCCTCTTCATATCCTTCGCTCCATGTTTCCCGGACATAAAGTATATCGCCCGGCTGATATGAAGCTTTGTATGCAGTATTTATCAGTTCTATATCTGTCATATCGCAGTATGGCTTGAACATGAGTTTCTTTTCTTTCAAGAATTCTTCAGGTGCTCCATTTTTGCATTTATCCGGCAACATCCCTATGAACTGTTGCGGTTTCACAATTCTTCTGGTACAGCTCTTCCGTCCGTCCAAAATTGCCCGAACCATCTCGGTATTAAATAAAATTGGTTTAATTGCCATCTGCTCCACCTCACTTTCCCATCATATCCGGAGAATCACGCCATGATTTTTCAACTTCTAACTCTTCAACTTTCGCTTTAAGTTCTTTATTTTTTGCTTTCAGATCTTTGTTTTCCGTCAAAATCTTCTGCAATTTACACGATTTTTTGTACTCACATTTTGAGTGAATGGAATACTCTGTACACATTTTGCATAATTCTGCGCTTGTCACTCGACCCCACCTGCCTTTACAACCTCGATCATATCTGACAACATTCCGTCGCACTTAAACTGCTCCATCTCTTCGCGATATTCCTCCAACTGCGCCACAACTTTGTCCACATCGTAGGCGGTCGGCTGTGCATCTATCACGCTTGCCAATGTTGCCAAACTTACTCTCCTAAAATCATCATCAGATTTACTTGCATTCATGCAATATTCTTTTAGTGCATCTGCACCAATCAGCTTCATCGTTTTTTATCTCCTTTCTTCAAATAATCAAAAACCTCATTTCCAATCATCCCTACAACTGACAGAATGCAAAAAAGGTTAACTCCAAATTTTGTTAGAATATCTAACCTAACGGCTATAAGTATTAGCAGAAAGAAATTTATGTACGATTGAAACATCATTCTTCATCACTCCAATCAAACTTGCAACCGCACTTACTACAGTAATTTGGTGCATTGTTGTTATTCATTATTCCTACATCGTGATTAACTTTTATTGTGTTTCCGCATTCACAATGGAATGCAGAAAGGGTATCACTAAGGTTATGGTTAAATATAGGTTTCTTCGCCGTCTGCTTAACCGCCGCCGCCCGGCATTCTTCCGGCGTGCCGATCGCGCGGTACTTTTGTACTTCTTCAAGTGCTTTAATTGCCATATTCAACGCTTCATTCATATATATGTATGGTTGAAAATTTGGTGTATTTCTGCATTCTTTAATTCTTTTAATTGCTTCACTCTCTGTCATATTATTCCTCACTTTCCAACAGTTCCGGATTGTCAAATATGTTGCCGATAACTTCATAGTCAACGGATTTTCTATATTCTTTAAAATCATTGTTTTTCCAATCACAAATCATTGGTTCCCATTTTCCTATTGGAATGTTATGTGAATTATTTAATACAATGTCAAATCTTGCACAAGGCGCATTCCATTTTACAACAAAATAATTTCCATTATGCAGAATATCATTCTCCCAAATCAGCTTGCCGTTCTTGTCTTTCAAGCCTGTGCATTGGCAGATGGTGGATGGGTCTATCAAATACTCACCGCTATCATTGGCAATATATCGTTCTCCACTCAAAAATCCAACTACCCAAGAGCCATCTAAATGGTTATTATTTGGCAATACGTGTATATGTTTTGCCTTGAATAAGTATCTATCTTCCGTATTCTCTCCTATTCCGCTTCTGATTGAAGCCAATCTAATAGGCATTTCTTGCACTCCCCTACATTATCTGCGTAAGGGCACTCGTCTATATGCATAACTTCAAGGCAACTATTAAATAATGTATCCGCTAACTCTTCACCCGGCATATTCCTTATCCTGTCGGCATTGGTCTGTTTGCTATCACATCTGCAACAAGGCTCATCATCTCTTGAATTGCTGTTGTGCTGACAGCTGCAAGTGTGTGCTTTTTCTTTCGTAGCTAAGTCAAGATAATATTTCAAATCTTTTATCAAACTAATAGTTCCGTAGAGTTGTTTTTCTTCAAGCATTTCAACAACTTCCGATATTCTTCTGTCAAAGTCACACTTGCTTACACTTTCAATGAATTTATCCATTTTCTTACCTCTCAATTCTTTCAGTTTTGCTTCTGCTTTTTCGTATGAAAGAAAAACAGTTTTGCCTATCTCACTTACCGGAATACAAAATGGCTCATCGTTATTAAAAAGTCGAACAGGTAATGCTTGTGACGCGTAAATGTATGCTTCATCTCCATCATACCCAAAATAACGAACTCTCCTCATGCTGATAATATCTTCCGGTGTCTCTCCGGCTTCTAATCTGCATTCTGCACATTCGCGATAAAATTCATAGATTTTATCTCCTTTGTTACATGGGAAAATAATCATTCTGCCCTGTTCCTCGGCATCCTCATAGTCTTTGAGTTTCCGATATACGGCATCTATTTCTTCACAATCTGGTTCACATGCCCTTTCCCACATTTCATCATCAATCCACAACGGATTTCTCTCCGTTAGTCTCTCCATGTCTATTCCTCGCTTTCTGCCAGCTTTGCCATTTTCCAATCGCTTATATCGCCACTTCCGCGCGCACTCCAAGATGTTGCTCCGTATCCCCATGCGTACACTATTCCGTTCTCGTATTTTGCAAAATGCCTCCGTATCCACGCATCAGATTCTATGCCTCTCACAAGAATCGGCGTATCGACCGCTACCTTGCTCCAATCAACAGGCGGCTCAACATATTCTGAATTAAGCCATTCGCGGAAATTATATGTACTTCCTTTGCACGAATCTGATTCATAAAAATCGCACTCTTCACATTTAATTTCTTCGCAAATTGCAGGCTTTCCATTTTTTAATCCAAACAGTGCTGTGTTTGCCGCAAGTTCTATAATCTCATTTCCGTATTTTTCTTTATTTGTCATATTAAACCTCCAAATCGCATACAAACTTAATCTCATTCGCCAAACTCTGCGCTATCATCGGTACAGTCAACTGAAACTGCTTGTAATTAGCCAATGTGTCGATGTAGTCAATAAACTTGTCCGTGAACTGCTGTAACTGCTTCACAGACAGCTTAAATTCCTTTTTCAGAATCGTAAGCGTGAGCGCGAAATAGTTAAACAATGACGCGCTGGAAAGTCTGTAGGCTTCACGCTCGATACAAAATCCTTTCTTGGCATATAAGACCATTAACTGCCGCTGCGGAATCTGTTCAACTTCTGCCTTGGTGTCAACGCCGTATTTGTCTTTCAGGTAAACAGCCAAGTCCTTTCCGTTCTTCCCGCCGCATGATGCTTCATCCAAGTAAGATTTCAAAAAATCCTGCAACCGGATGATTCTTGCCTGTCCGAACCCAAATTTGTTATGCAGAATTATGTACCCAATCACGACAAAATCTTTGTATGATTTTGATATAACCTTATCAGAATTTCTCTTTTCAAAATCATTTCGCCCGATAATCCGCATTTCCTGTTTTGTGTAAAATGTTGGCTTTTTATTCCGTCTCAACGCATTGCTCATTTCTTTGATTTCTCCTTTCTGTATGTGATTTCCAACCATGCAAAATGACTCAATACAAGCTGTCTTGCACGCTCTTCAATCTCCATTCCTTTGTATTTGTTTATCAATGATTCTCCGGCTTTTACAACTTCATCCCACCAAGAATCAGTGCTGTCCGGTGAATAGTATTTCTGAATGAATTGCCAATAATCCATAAATACTTGCCATTCTTCCGAACCCTTTTCAATCTTTGCACTTGCCATAGCCACTACCTCTAAAATGGACAATCGCCATTGTATGGCTTAAATCCGTCCCCACGTTCTTTCTTTTTTATTTCCGCAACAACATCATCAAACGGTTTTTCGATTTCAACAAACTTCATGTGATCTCCATCAAATTCCATTGCTTCACGCATTGTCATTCCCTGTCTGTTCTTCTCGATTTTTACACCCTTGGCTCCCTTGTCATTGTCTGACAGATTCCACAGCATAATTATGTTTGACGCATCCTGTTCGATTGCCCCGGATTCCCTCAACTCTGCCATGGTAGGCTCTTTTGTGTCTCTGCTTTCGGAAGCCCTTGTTATCTGCGAAAGTGCTATTACATGCGTATTTAAGTCTCTTGCAACCGATTTTAAACCTCTTGAAATTGATGCTACTTCTTCATTTCTTCCAGAATATCTGTTATCCGGCATAAGCAACTGCAGATAGTCAACAACGATAACATCAAAGTTTTGGTGTCTGCATTCTGACTTTATTTCCCTCGGAGATACAGTACCGGACGCAATCCATAATTGATAATCGCTCATTTCCTCATTTGCTTGGTTAAATTTTTCCTGCTCATCACCAAGAAATGCTTTCGCCCGCCTTATTCTCGTTAAACCAATTTCTGCAAGCCTTGAAACGAATCTTTCATACACCTGCTTATCGCTCATTTCCAAATTGAAATATGCAACTTTAAGACCTCTCTTTGCCATATTCCCAATAATCTGCGTTGTGAGTGCGGATTTTCCGACTGCCGGTCTTGCAGCAACTACTGTTACGTCACCGCGTTCGAGATCTCCAAGTGCATCATCAAGTTGCGATAACCCGATTTTTATACCTCCCTCTCCAACACTTTCGTTGAAATATTTGTCTTTATTCTCAACTGAAATCTGCTTAATTGGTTTTAACTTTACTTCTTTCCCCTCTTGCAAATGTTCAAGTCTTGTAAGAAGATCGCTGATTGTATCATCAATGTCGCATGGTTTTAAACTGGATTTCTGATACATGTCACGAACCATTCTTGCCTTGTATTCTTTCGCAACCGCATCGGCATAGCTTTTAACCATAGTTGAAGTGATTGTTCCGGTAATACAGGATTTCATCAATTCGCTAATCTGCTCCTGCGTGTATTTGTGATTCTCAAGTGCCATTGACAAAGACATGGGATCAATGTTTTCATTCCGGTCATACATGGCAAGCATTTCCTTGTATGTGTCCTGCGCGAAATCCGAACTAAACATTTCCGGTTTCAGTGTTCGCCAGATGCTATTTAGCACATCATTGTCAATCAGTACGCACCCGATCACTCCGAACTCCGCTTCTGTCAACTACAATCACCTCGTTTCTCCGCAATCTGCAACCAATAGTCGCAATCGTTTTTCAGCCAATCGACATATTTTGGAATGTATCGAAAATCCGTATCGTCCGGATTCTTTTCTTGATAGTCACTCAAATATGCTTCCGTGGCTTTGTATAACAGCCGTGCAATGTCCGGTTGGTTCTCTTCGATAACTTCTAGCACTTTATCCATCCAAGCCGTTTTAGAGGTGCTGTACGCTGTTTTCTTGGGGTATATACTAAAAGTCTTTTTCCATGCATCGTCAAAATCAAACAAATCTCCGGAATCGGTCGACAGCGAATTTTCTTTTATATTTTCTTTCTCTTTATCTTCTTCTTTTTCTTCTTCTTTATCTGAAACAGCGACGTCAGACGATTTATCGGGCGATTTTTGCCCAATTAGGTTTTTCTGCTTCTTTCTCCGGTTCTGCTGATATAGCCTGTCACGTTCCTTTTTCTTCTCATAAGCGTCAAGCGTTTGATGCTTATTCCAATTTGGAATCGTTATCACATTGTCAACAACTTCAATCATTCCAAATTCTTCAAAAGTCTTAAGCGCAAGCCTTACCGTGTTCAAATCTCTGCGGAAAATGGTGGCAAGCATTTCATCCGTGAACGGCAACTTATTGCTCATCATAAACACTCCGTTGTTATTCTGTTTCCCGGCAAGAATAAGAAGTTTGAACCAAATCGTAATGATGCTATCCGCACTCGGCATACTCTCAATCAGCAGAATCTTTTCATCATCAAAGACATCTGTTGTGATCTTAATCCACTTGACTTCTGCCATCTAATTAATCACTCTCCTCATATGTATTTTCAGAAATCAAAGCCATAAACTTCTCATACTGTTTTTCAGAAACTTTATTCCCCTGCTTCTCCGGCTTCAAGCGGATTTCAAGGTGCTTTTCAGCGATATGCGATAATTCCTTGGCAAGACTCTTTTTTCCTTGCTTAATGCCGTCATAATAGCCTTTTGCTGGACGGTAATCATCAATCTTAGCTTTACCCTCGCCCTGTGACCCACTCGTCTTATTTCGAAGCTGATAGCCTTTGTCTGCGCAATACTTAATATAATACTGCTCAAGTTCATTAAGTTCTCCTATCGGACAGTGTACTGATGTTACATTCCATCCATACGGATTATCCTCCGAATACAGTCCGTGAGACTTTAAACTAAGGTCTATGTGCTGATACCCAGAAAGGTGTTGTGACAATCTGGTTAAAATGTGCTTTGCCTGCCCCACGTAGGCATATCTAAACCCATTTTCGTCCTGCCTTGTCAGAATATAAATTCCGCTTGATTCATCAAGCCTTGGATTCAATGCAAGCCATTTCTGCTTGTTTTTAGCTTCGATGGCTTTCGCCTGTCTAAATTTCTTATAATCCAACTCAATCACTTCCTCTCCAATGGCTTCATGCTCATTTGAGCCACAAACTTTCCGTAGCTCATGCCTGAAGCGCGTGCCATATGATTCACGGCCTTGATTGCATCATCCTTTTTCTTTGGCTTTATCAAGCGTTCTTTAACGTCAATGCTAATGCAGTCTTGGCAATTAAACTTGTTTTCATCTATCGTCATAAAAATTCTGCCACATTTCGGGCATATTCTTGTATACACAATTCTTCCAGCCTTTTTAAAATTTCTAAACTGCGCAGATCTTCTTGCGCATTCTGGTCTGCAGTATTTTTGATCTGGTCGTTTCGGCTCAAATTCAGACATACAGTATTCACATAATTTCAATTTTTACCTCCAATCTTTTGTAAGGGCGGTACGGTAAACGCACCGCCAAAACATGGCTTTCAATAAGCTTGTGATAACTATTCGCCAAACAAGATAGTTTCTTTTAGGCTTTCGCCAAGGTGTTTCAACCAATCAGAACGGACAAAGGTTCATATCAACCTCTAGCCCTTTTTCTGCAACATAAACATTTGATCCATATTCAATTGTTTCTTTCGTTCGTTGTAGGAATAACGCGGGATCTCCGCTTGTGTCCGATAAGTGTATTAAAACGACATTTCTTAAAGCCGGGTTGTCGTTCGTCTGAATAAATTTAAGTGCCGTATCAAGGCTCATATGACCTCGTAAACGGTGTTCGTAGTTTGGCTCATTCCGGTCTACCAAGTCCATGCTGTAATTGGCTTCAACCATGATATGCTCAACTTTCATACTGGAAAAGTCATACTTGCAATATTCCAAGTCGGTCAAGAATAACAGCTTGCCCATTTCCTCATACTCGATTAAATAGCCGTAGCACTCGATTTCCGTGTCATGCGGTACATTGAATGGTGTAACCGTAAAACTGCCGACTTGCCGTACTCTGCGTGGTGGAATGGCTATTGTACGTTCTCCAGTTATGACTTCAAGTGCGGTCTGCGTTTCAAATGCCGTGTAAACCGGAATACCAGATCTCATAAAATCCTTTATGTAGCGTGCATGGTCTCCGTGTTCGTGGCTCACAATACATCCGGCAACATCAGATATACGCCAATCAATCATCTTCTTAAAGTCCATGAATTTACATCCGGCTTCGATTGCAAGGATTTCTCCATTGTCGGCAATTAAGGCGTATGAGTTACCGGATGAACCGGAACCTAAGACTTTTAATTTCATAGGCTACTCCAATTCTTCCTCTGCCGGAAAGTGGAAATATCCATTCAGATTGTTAAATTCCACACGTTCGCAAGTATCCTTAACTACCACAGTTCCAAAGCCGCCTTTCATAGCAGCCTTTAGCGTTTCATTGAAATCATCTGGAATATCCGCATTTGTGATAAATTTGCCTGCATATGCAATTCTAAGCATTTCCATGGCTTTCTTTGCTTTTTCTTCGGTGGAATAATCTGCAACATCTACTGAATCATCATATCCACATATCTGCATCCTCACATAAACGCGCCCATTTATACATCCTTCATATACAGAAACCCAAGCGTTATCATACGGGAAATCCTTTGTCCCGTCCTGCGATATAACTCTCATAGAAAACCTCCTAATCTTTCATAAAGTCCGGCAAATTCTCGTCATTCTCTGCCGATTCAATAACTTCCGCTTCGACTGCTGCGCTTTCAACTTCTTTTGCTTCCGCATCTACAACAAAATCCTCTGAATTGGCGTTCTCGGCAATTTCTTCCTGCGTCTGCTGATAAGTTTCATCCATCTGCATAAGTGACTGTGTAGCCATAGCGTTAAGGTCTTTCGGATGCTTCTTGATTGCATTATTGCGCATCTTGCGAATAATCATAGCTTCGGAAGTTTCTCTCCACGCCGCGCTCATATAAGGTCTTGCCACTTCACAAGCAAGCATTTCTTCCAATGTCTTGCATCCGAGAAGTGCACTGATAATCTCGTCCTTTTTAGCCTTAATTTCAGCCTTTTGCTTGTCGGTTGCCTTGCGCTTATTCTCGCAAATTCCAAACGTTTCATTCAAAAGATTGTTGCGCACATGAGCCAAAAGGTTTCCTTTCACGCCTTCACGTTCCGCAATCATGTATTCAATCTTTCCACCGTCCATCTCGACTGGATAAACTACACGGATTACTTTCTGCGACAATCCTTTTTCTTCCCACTCCGGCGGCGTAACTTCAACACCTCTGTGCTTCGGATATGTAAATTCATCCCCTTCTTTCACAAGCCATACCGGATAGACCTTTTTAACACCAACACCGAAATTACGGAGAAGTGCATCGTTTCCGTCTCCTTCGATTCCCATTTCTACTTCCTTGTACCAATTTCCATTTGCATCCTGTTTGCTTCTCAACTGGAAGTAGCACTCCCTCGGCACTGCATTGGCATTAAGTTGAAGGCTTGATACCTGTCCAATAATCTGTCTCAAATTAGATCCATTCAAGTTACTCATAGCGGCTTTGCTAGATGTAACAAGGTTGTAAATAGCACTCATAGATGCCATGACACACTGCTTGGAATAATCATTAAGTACAAGTCCATGCTCTGCAAAGTCACGCTCCATAAGCCCTATGTACTGGTTTGTATAATAGGAAAGTTGTGTATTCATTTCCTGTTTTCCCTGCGTAGATACTGCCGTATTTTCTGCCATAATTACTTATCCTCCATTCCGCTTAAAATAGCTTTGATAACTTCTGCCATGCGTCTTTTTTGCCCTTTTCTTAATATTTCTTTACCATCCTCGGACAGCTCCTCTTCACTTACTCTCTGCAAAGCAAGGTTGTATTCCTTCTCTCCGAGAACTCCCCTTAATGCAACTAAAAGAGTTTCAAATTCAGCCATGATAACAAGCTTGGTTCCATTTACTTCTACTGTTCCAAAATCTGATTTAATCATGCCTATTCCTCGCTTTCTTAAATCTCATTAAATTTCTGCACCGCATGCAATTCGTTCGGAGTCTTTGCATACACATTGCCGTCAACTACCACAAGGTAATCAGCACCCTCTTTCTTAGGTTCCACCTTGCATGACTTACCATTTACATAAAATCTCTTTGTTTTGATAATCATATCTATTCCTCACTTTCTGCATTTTTTACAAGTTCAAATTCATACACGCTATTCATTGTTCCAACTACAAGATTTCCCTTTTCGTTGATAAGTGAACCACAAACACGGCTTGTCCTTAATATATTTCCGGAGTAATCCGTTCCGTCAGCATTTCTGACGTATTCAAGAATCATTGGCAATCCAATATGTGGGTTTGGCTTCTTTGTGATTCTGCCGATTCTCAATGGGTATCTGCCATCCGATCTTGTGATGTGCGTTTTTGCATCTCGAATATCAACAATGCGATATTCTTCATACTTCTTCACAACTGCCACCTTATCAGCACCGTAGGTATCCACCCACTTCATATCCACGGTTTCATCTGTAACTGTCAGCTTTGCACCCTTGGCATTTACAACCGTGTCACCAGCTTTCACAGAATCCTCGGTGCGATATACGTAGCTTCTTGTGCTGTTTGGAAATTTCGCTTTGATATACTGCATAATTACCTCTCCTTTTTCACATATCCATTTGACAAATTTTCAAGAATACGCAAAAGTCTTTCGTTGGTTTCTGAGGCTTTTTCAAGTTCTCTTATAAGTTTATATTCATTACACTCAAAGTTATCTACCTTTGTTCGCAAATCTGAGTTTTCAGCCTTCAATTTTTCAATATCATCCATGTACACGACCTCTCTTTCCTTTATTCCTCGTGTCTTTCTCGCAATACGGAAGAGAACAATGTCCGTCTCCTCCCCAAAACCCTTTATTTGCGTTCCTCCAACGCTTGCACGACATACACCTTGCATCCGGCTGTGTGATGTTATTTTTTATCCCTATTCTTGACATTCTACACACCCTCTACTTTCAACTGTTTGTCCTCGGAAACCGTCAGAAGAATTAGCTGGGTATCAACGACCGGTACATATTCGTCATTGATGCTCTCAGCACCATCAAGGAAGATAGGAACATACATATCGAAGAACTTCTGGAAGCTGTTACAAATGTCAATCTTTGCCTCAATTTCTCTGCCAGTGTTAGTCGTGTCACCGAACACCTTGTAAATGCCGGTTTCTTCGTCAAGTACCGTAGGAATACAAACTTCCTTATATTCTCCGTTTTTCTGGAAATCGAACAACTTCCAACGTACAATACCGAAATGCTGATTGATTTCTTCAACAAGTAACTTATTCTTTCGTTTTGAAACTTCTTTGAGCTGATAAAGAATCCTCTCGGCATCTGCCTTTGCTTGTCCATACTCGTTCTGTTTATGTTGCATATCTGCAATCTTGTCATCAATTTGAACATTGTTTTCAGCCTGTGCAATAATCTTATTTACTTCATCAAGCTGGCTCTGCAGATCTGCTTTCTCGACTTTCAAATCAGTAACAATCTTGTCCGCACCATCAGATTCCAGCTTTTCAATATCGGCGAGAACCTTGTCACGCTCTGCTTTCAGTTTCACATAATCTTCATTCTGCGTGTAATCAGCTTCGCTCGGGATCTCGGATAACTGCTTCGAAAGTTCTTCTTTCTTTGCAATGGCGTCCTGTTCCTGTTTCTTTAAAGCGTCAATTTCTGTATTCAGATCAGCATTTTTCTTTGTAAGTTCGGTAATAAGTTCTTTCTTCTCGGTGCCAATAGTATTCAACCGATTCAGTTCAACCTTTTTGTCAGTGTCAAACTTAAATCTTTTTGCTTTCAGTTTTTCTTCTGCATCCGCCTTGGCTTTTTCTTTCCGGCTTTCAAAATCAGCCTTTAACTGCTCGATTTTATCTTCTGGCAACTTCTGACCGCACAGTGAACAAACAGTGCTATTTTCATCAAATACCCACTTGGATTCGTCAAACAGGTAAGGCGCTTCATCAAATGCCTTGGCATATTCTGCATTGTACTTTTCTCCAATTTTCTTCCGTTCTGCATCCGCATCTGTGATAGCCTTTTCATTACCGACAATCTGATTTTCTTTCAAAGAAATCGTCTGCTCCAGATGTTTTAATTCATCTTCGCAACCGCACAGATCAGCATCAATTTCGTATCTACGATTGGATAATTCGCGGTTCATCGTCTGTGTAATTCCGGATATATCAAGTTGTAACCGCATTTCCTTATCGCGCAATTCGTCAAGCGAATGATCGGCACCGGCAATCTTCTTATCGCATTCAGCGATTCTTCTTGTCAGATCAGCCTTGGCAAGTTCCTGCTCTGCCACATCTACATCAACTTTTGCTTTCTCCAGACCGATAATCTGATTAGGAATCGCATCTAACTGTTCAACTGCTTTCTTCTTGGAAGCGTTATTCATGGCTTCAATTTCCTCGAATTTATAAGATTCAAGTAGTTTTGCAACATCCGCAGTTTCTTTATTCATTTGCGCAATCTCTAAATCTGTTTTTGCACTTGCCATAGCGAATAAGGATTTTCTCATTTCATCCTGTTTTTTCTTCAACGACAAATCCTTAGTGAACACATTCGGGTGCGAACAAATGAGGAATTTATCAAACTCAAACCCTAATTCTTCCAGATATGCCTTAAAATCACGTTCTGTCTTAGGCACAGAATTGATCTCATATGTATTTGTGATAGTAACTTTCGAAACTCCATTTTTATCCGGCTTTCCAACTTTTCGCTTCTGCATCTTGGAAAGAGTAATCTCTTTTCCGTCCACATCAACATCTGCAGTAACGGTTGGAATGCAATCTTCTATATTGTCCGGTCTGATATTTGGATTGCTGACAAGTTCATAGTTCTTATCAGACGTCAGCCAGTACCATGCCGCCCCGATTGTGGTCTTTCCTCTCCGGTTCATGCCGGAAACCCTTGTTGTCTTGCCAAATTCGTATGTCTTATCCTTTACCCCCTTGAAATTTTCAAGTCGCAACGATTTTAAAATCATTCGCATTATTCTACACCCCCACGATTCCTTTTATTGACAACTCATATGTAACTTTTTCCACAACGCGACCATCTTTACACGTTTTCTTATATCTCCGGCTCTGTAATCTTCCGTATGTGCTTACCTTATCGCCTAAAGCAAGTGAGTCCGCATACTCCGCACCATTTCCCCATGCGATACAAGTGATCAAATCCTCTTTTCCGTTCTCTCTTAAATTTTTGAGTTTCACATCACAGATTTTACGACCAAGTGGTGTTTCTCTAAGTTGCTTTTCCTCTATAATTCCATCAAGGCTTACTTCATTCAAAGGACTATCATCCTCTGGCTTCGTGATTGTATTCGCCATAACATACATAAGAATAGCTTCTCCTGCGCCTGTTCTCACGCGTCTAGTAATTATCTTTCCATTGACGCATACTGTTCCGCTAATTCCTGTATCGCTGATTTCTTTGTCGAACAGTACCGGAAGTATATCTGCAACACCGCTTTTTCTTTCAACTCCGATAAAAAATTTATAAAAAATCTTACCGCTTGATTTATGGCTTTCCCTTGGTGCTGATACAACATCACCGATCAACGTTATTTTGTTCTCCATTGTTGCTTCTCCTTTCCATTTCTCTGTCAAGAACCTTTTCAAAATTCTCTTTATCACTCTGTTTCTTTCGTTTCCCTGCCAAAAGTTCAGCAAGCATACGCTTTTCTTCCGTGGAACATCTCGTGCCACTTATATACACAACGCCTACCATGCATCCTCTCTCATTCTGCGTTTTCTCTTAATTCGCTTGTCAAGTTCGGCTCTCTTCCGGTCTACTTCCGACCAGTAATACATGATTGCCGCAATTACTGCCCCGGCTACAAATTTAATAGCCGCCATATTCCCGACCGCGCCCTTACTATCCATATAGCACGCGGCAACTAATGAATACTCCATTGCGACCGCACCTATGATGAATTGGATTACTTTTTTCATTCATGCTCCTTTCTGCCACTTTATAATTTAGTACCAGTCAGAAACAAACGTTCCGAGTAACGGACATACAACAACATCTATAAAACGCACGAAACCATCTTCCATGGAATATGTAAAAGCCATTGCAGGTGTGTAAGTCGAATCTCCTGTCTGTATCTGTGCATCTCTTACAGAAACCCCATATGTTGTTTCCTCGTCAACGAAAATGCTTGAAAAACTTTCCGCAGAGTCTACCTTTGCCAAATAGTTATCACCGCTACGAATTACCCTTGAATTAACTTTCTGAAATTCAAAATTGCTCATTTTAATTCTCCTTTCCATTATGTGTTTCGTTTTCCTCGCCCTGCTCACTATGTTTCGAAGCAGAACTCTCTACCATTCCAAGAACATATCCTTTCTGAAAATCTGTCATATTCGGAATAGCATCACGAAGTTTTTCAACAACTCGTTTTTCCTTTTCGCTCATTCAATCACTTCCTTTCATGCGCAATATCTGATTTCATACTCTGCTACGATTTTTGAAAAGATTTCACGCAATTTCTTATCATCCTCAATAATGTCCATTTTGTTTAATGCGCTGATTTCTGTTTTCGTGCATCCGCTTTCTGCCATGCGCTCACGTCTGTTTCTGATTCTTCTACTTAAGTCGCATCCGGCACGGTGTTCAAGTTCTGAATACATTTCAGTTCTCAATACATTGAATTGACAATCTGCATTTCTCTGAATCCGATTAAATTTTGCATTGATTTCATTTCTCCAATTATCAAATACCGGTTTCACCGCTTCTTTGATATGTTCAGTTGTCTCAATGGCTTTCTGTGCTGTGTCCTGTGCTTTGGCAATCTGCCTGTCTCTCTCCTTGTCAGCAAGTTCTTTTTGAACCATTTGATTAAGAAGTCCTTGCAATGCTTGCAATTCCGGAGATAACTGATCGTTGACACTTTGATGTACATTAAAATAGGAAGAAACTAATTTTCTTTGCACTTCCCATGCCAAATCATCCGTAAATGACTTGACCAACATCAAATAGCCCTGTTCGGTAATGAGTGCCGTTCCTCTTGGACTTACGGCATCAATTCCTACTGGACGAAATCCGTCCAATTCAGTATTTTCAAGGTCTGACGGCTTCAAAACGAAATAATCTTCGCCCTCAACAAAATGTTTCTTGTTTTCAGCGAATCTGTGTCTTGCTGTTCCGTCTGGTCTTTCATGAACTATGTCAATGTCCTTGAATGTAACCACTCTTTTACCTTTGTACTCTTTGATGGAAATATCTGCATTTCCAATGTGTACTAAATTATCCATATTTTCACTCCTTTCTGTGATATAATATTTTCAAAAACGGAGGAATTAACATGCTTCTAAAAATTGAAAGAATAATATTAAAGAAAATATCTAAAACAAATTTTTCAATCGAACTTTCCGAAATAGGTAAATTCGATGAAGAAGATGTATATCAAGCGTTTTTGGATTTGCAGGATAAAGGATATGTAACAAAAGTAAGTACATCTGCGGATAGATCAAATTTTAGCTTTATAGTTTCTCCAAAAGGAAGATTTTATAAAGAATACTTTTTCCTTTCATTTTTGAGAAATATCCTTATCCCATTTGTCGTTGCCATAATCACGGCAACCGCTACATATCATTTAGAAAAAGTAGCAGATAGCTATTCCGACAGCAGCTCCAGCCAATGCACTTATGAATTGAACTCCGCCAATAATGAACGGCTCAAACTTATCGAGTAAGTCGCGCTTTTGTCTGAACGTCATTTTCTTCATGTTCTCACCTCTTTCCTGTTCATTTGATGTACATACAATAGCACATTAAATATACATTGTCAATAGTTTTTGTTGACTTAATGAACATTTAATGTTAATATAGTTGTGAAAGGAGGGTAAAGGATGAATGAGAGAATAAAGCAAGTTCGGTTATCGACAAAATTAAGTCAAACCGAATTTGCAGAAAAAATTTTAGTCTCACGATCTGCTGTATGCAAAATGGAAAGCGGAGAAAATTCTCCATCAGAACAAACTGTTAAATTGATTTGTCAAGAGTTTAATGTCAATGAAGATTGGCTTCGCACCGGAAACGGAGAAATGTTTGTTGAATTATCAAAAGACGAACAGATTTCAGCAATGCTTGGAGAAATCCAAAGATTAGGTGATGAAAACTTTAAGTATCGACTTGTTTCTGCACTGTGCAAATTAAGCGAAAGCGATTGGACAGCCTTAGAAAATTTAGTAGATATGATTTCAGACAAAAAGTAAAAAAGAGCCAAGGGCAATGCGCAGACCCTTGGCTCTTTTCCTATTTTAATAAGTTACTTATGTATGCATATATGGTTTTTAACCAATGCAAATTTTCGCATTTTTCAATAAGTTTAATGATTTCATTTTTGTAGTACTCTTTTCCCAACCTAAAACCCCCAATCATGTGCCCTATGTAGCGATACAGATATTATATTCAATCCCCAATTATGGGCGGAGCCATGCCAAACCCCACCCATGCCAGAACTTGAAGTGTCCTTTCGGACAAGTCCATAGTATCACTGTAATATGCATGATTTCAACATTTTTCGGTCGCAAGTTTCGACAGGAAATGTCATTGCAGAGAAGCGGAAAGCTGTTTCTCAATCTCTTCTTGCACTTTTGCGCGCCAACGCATCGGCACTTCATCAATCGTCATCTTCTTGTCGATAAGAATACGTCTCACGTAGAATTTAACCATATCCTACACCTCACTTTCTGCGGCAATGCTTGCCAGTTCTTGGATTGCTTCTGCGTTTGCTTCATGCCCTGCCTTCAACTCATCGATTGCTTTCTCCATTTCCGTCTTGGTTCTCAGATTAACGGTTACTGTATATGTACCATCTTCTGTGCCATCTTCGCCCATGTTAGGCATATATGAGAATCCTTCATACTTAAGATTCTCATACTCGCCAGATATCTGGTCACTGTGTGTAAATGTGACCTTTGAGATGTTCTCTTCCGAGAAAGCATCTGTGATTGTTTTAATTCCATCAAAAGATTTTGACAGAATCTGAATATTGCCGAGACTCGCTCCTTCGGCGATCTCGAACTCTGTTTTGTTTTTCAAAATTATTTTGTCCATATTTTTATTCCTTTCTATGTGTAAATTTATGGGTTACTAAACTTATTTAAACGGCAGTTTAAATACTGTATTTTATTCAATTAAAGAAACAATTGATGCAAACAACGCTGATCCTGGTCTTTCACATATGCCACCGAACAGTAACCAAGATACTTCTTTACACAATCCGTTCCCCGTTTTCCACACGATACTTTTAACAATTCCGTTTAACAATGTAACCACAGGCTATGCAGTTCAGATTGGTGTATCTATCGCTGGGCAATACAATGGCAAATTAGCTGTTCGTACTAAAGATGTAGGAACTTGGGGGAATTGGAATATTATTTCATGATATTTAGTGCAACTTTATTAGCCTTATCAGATACACATATAACAAAAGATATGGTCTATTCTCGAAATACTGTTTCCACCATATTGAAAATATATTACAAGTTCTCCATTAGCATTTATAACGCATGGTATGTTGTTACCGTTAATTGCTGGTAGCGTCATATATATATACTTTTGTGGTATTGGCAATCCTTTCAAAAGAATTGCACCATTTTCTAGTTTGGTTGGTGTTATTTCCATTATCACCTGTGCCATGAACCCATTACGGATATATGATGCACTACCAGTTGCATTCACCAGTGTACAACCCTTTTCTCCTTGCATCTCTAAACTGCCGTTTATTTCAGTAATTTTATCGTCCAGTGCCTTTCCCTGCCGGGCATCCAAACCAAATCCGGCTTCTGTGGTTGTAAGGTTGTTGATTAAGTTCGCCGCTGGAAATGCACCGTTAATTTTATCTTTTAATGTATCAGACAACTTTATAACATTGTTGACCTGATCCATTGTAAGCGTTGCGCCATCAATGTTAACTTTAAGCGTTCCATCTTCTGCAATCGAAAGTCCGTCTGTCGGTTTCACAATCCCGGCATCCTCTTTCGTTGCGATTGCACCAGCACCGCCCACGATAGACTTAGACCAATACTCTGTATTGCTCGTTGCCGTTCCTGCTGGAACTTCCTTTTTTGCGAAATAAAGCGTATTGTTATAAGTCACTGCATCCAATCTCTTATATGTAGCATCTGCGCTCCAATCGCCCTTTGACACAATTGCCACTCTTCCTGCTATAGCCATTTAAGCCACCTCCCAATTCAAATTCCCGTCATTGTCAACGACAAAGTTATAAGCAGAATTGTCCGTGTAAATCAACTCTCCATCCTCATTCACATCAAATTCTGTCATTGTGAGTTTCTTGTTAATATCGTCTTCGATTCCCTGCGCTCGGTCTGCGCTGTCCTTGGCATCTGTGGCGGATGCTACCGCCTTGGTTTCGGACTCTTTTGCGCTTTTGGCAGATGCTACCGCCTTGGCAGATTCTACCTTAATATCCGCCAAGAAATTCGGTTGCAACTTATCCTCAGTTATTGAGCCGCCCTTAATCATCGGCTTGACTTTTCCATCAGAAGTGACCTCAAATGCAATCTCGTCACCCTCTAAGAACTCATACTGCGTGATCAGCGCGGATAAGTCCACGTTCTGCGCCGTGCCATCATCCAACGTGATTACCAACTGTTGTGTTTGCGGATTGTACTTGAAGTTGACCGCCAACTTTTCCAATTTGGTATCAATGACCGCCTTGGAACCGTTCATCTTAACGACCGTCAACGTACCGTTGGATTCATCCCAAAGGATTTCCTTTACAAGTTCGTTAGCTTTGGTCAAGTCAACTTTCGTGGTGTCAAGTGCGCACACACGATCGTCGATTGCATCAATGCCGCCCTCTATGTTGTTCAGCCTATTTCGATTAATTGCGGTCTTTTCGCTTGGAAAGTTCTCCCAATATTCGCGGCTATATATTTTCTGATATGCCATCTAATCACTTCCTTTCTAACGCGGATAATCGTTGCTCAAAGTTTTTCATCTGTTCACTCAAATTTTTGTTTTCTCGCTTTAACTTTTCAATCTCCTTTTGTTGTTTTTGAATCATCTGAACATGCATAGCATGAAGCTCTCGATAATTAACGTGATGCAACTTATCATCGACATATAAATCAACGTGTTCATCCGTGTCAACCGGAAGATATTCATATAACGACGTATCGCGTTCCCTAATTCCAACATCTAACAAGGCTTTTTCTAATTCCTGTGAGATAAAGCCGTAATGATATTGCCTGCTATCGGAAGATTTAAGCCCCGGCTTATATCTAAATTTAACAGGATGTAGTTTTAGATAAGCGGATTCTAATTCTTCCGGCAAATCAGTTATGTGATCCTTGATTCTTCTATCAGATCCGGTGTCAATCGTATATACTTCGCCATGAATTTGATATGTTCCGCTGTCTCCACCAATCACATTTAAAAATCGAATTGCTTTTTTAATCGTTGCGTTGCTGGTTGTTCCTGTTGGATAAGCCGTTATATTTTTTACCGGAATATCAGGAATGGCTTGATCTACATAGCTTTCAGTTGCCAAGTTTTCCCCGTTTGCGTCAGTAACAGACGATAAATCCAACCTAACGTTCTGCAAAAATGCATTATTTCTTCCGTCATGACTTAATATCTCTACTCCATATGCGTCACCGCTGTCAAAAAGCAGAGAGTCTATTATATGTACTCGTCCAAGAGCGTCCAGCTCGAAATTGTTACACTCTACAATCAATCGGTTTCCGCGTAACACAATCTGGTCGGCACTGGCATTAATCATAGAAATAACTTGGTCATTCTCATCCCTACCCAGCTTCAATTCCAATGATGCGTCTAATTGCCCTTCCGCTTTTTGTGCTCGCGTGACTTCTGCAGTAATTGCGTCTGCTGTCTGCGTGATATTCGACTTCAATTCTCCCTCAGCATCTGTAGCGCGCTTTACTTCTGCAGCAATACTTTCTGCGGTCTGCTCAAATTTAGAGCTTGTCTGTTTCTCTAAATCTTCATACGTAGATTGAAGATGGTCTGCGTTCCTCTCTAGCTTTCCGGTACGTCTTTCAACGCTTTCAATCGTGTCTCTGATAGAATTAACCTTTGCAGAGTGCGTCTGCGTTCCCTGTGCCGAGATTGAATCTCTCTTGCTTTGCACTCCGGTTAAAGTGCGTTGCAATAGATACGTTTCAACAATCTCTCTCGTGGTATTGAATCGGATTGGTTCCCCAAGTGTCAGACATGGATTTCCGACACAGGTGCAACTTTTAATCGGTGTATATGCTGCTTTTGCCATAATCGGCAATAGGTTATTTGCAATCTGTTCCAGCTCCGCTCCGGTCTTGTCTGATGCAAGGAAGTTTCCTGTAATAGAATAGTTGTTTCCGGCAGTTCCAACAATAGCACCGGCATTATCTTCACTTGTCTTGATTTCTAGCTGTGTAATTGCCTTGCTTTGAAAGTCCTCATAATCAAACGCGATGTAGTGTCCGGTCATGGATTCTGTATTTGCATCGGACGGGAATAAATTGTCAGACGGAAACAAATCCTCTGCCGGATAAAGTGCGCTTGTGATTGCTTTCAGAAAGATATACTCAAACTTTCCCTCTCGGTTGATATTTCCAAAACATCCGTTAATCTCACAGATTGCCGTTACAACGGTTTTTCCACTGATAGCTGACTCTTCTGTTACTGCGCTTGAATTGTCCGTCTGTGTGGCTACAATCGTCTTATTGACCGTCATGGAATCATTGACAAGGCTTGTTTCAACTTGTGCAATTCCAAGATGTGCAAAGAAGCTATTACGGAACTGCTTAAGTGTCATTGGAAAGCTAAGTCCTGCATACCAAGACTTTACATCCGTATTGATAATGTCATACATAGCGTCATATGCCGTAATCTGCCGTTTTGTTCGGTCAGCCGTAGGAACATCGGATGCCACCTTAAAAACTCCGTATGGCATCGGATTTTCGGCATCTCCGTCAATCGTTTCTTCGATAGAAATTGTTTTTCCAATAATGTTTCCTGCGGTGTTTCGTGCCGTGAATTTTACGCAATTCGCTTCGCACGCTCCAAACTTTAATTCAGACTCCGAACAAAGGCTTTCTTCGAGAGCGAACGTACCGATTTCAAGCATCGAATTGTCTATCTTCTGGTTCGTTCCAACAACAGATATAACCATCTGTTTATCTGTCGAGGAATCCCAATACTTTTCTTTCAAACTACTATTTATCATACACACCGCCTATAAATGAAAACTTGATTGGGTCATATTTTATCTTCCCATGTGCCACAGAATAGAACGTAGGCTGAATATCAGCAATATATCCGTACTGTGCCACATATCCGCGTTTCTCCGGCACATATGCCGTGATATAGCCACCGCGCTCCTTTGCCTTGGTATAGTTCTTTTCAATATTCTTCCAAAAATCATCAAACTGCTTTTCGGTCAGCATGGCTTTGGTTTCAAACTCAACCTTTAAGGCTTTCAGTTCCGCGGCATCACGATGCTCATATCCGTTTTCATCCGTCCAAGGGTCTTTGTCCTGCATGTTTACATAGGAACTAAACGTGTCCTGCTTTATTAAATTGTTTGGTATGGTATAATTGCCAAACTTTACTAAATATCCGCCATATCCCATCGTTTACCTCCTAAAAATGGGTATAAAAATAGCACCTACCTTTTGGTAGATGCTATCCATTTGATTAAATTTTAAGCTACTACTGATTCCCATTCAGATTTCAGCTTTTCTACATCGTTTTCAAAAAGTTTGCAAGCGATTTCGTACAACTGCGGAATCATTCCCATTTCCCTGTCGATATAATCCATCTTGTTTCTTACTTTGGGTTTGAGTGCGCACCCTTCCATCCTTGATTTAAGGTTGCAGTGATATTTCCTTTCAAATTCTCCATAAAGCAACGAATAGCGTTCTTGATACTTTCCATCGGCACCGAAACGAACAATCTGCGTTATCCGCTGTCTCTTGGTTGCCAGGTCGATATCATCAACGAGTCCGATAATAACATCTTCCTTATGGATGATCTCTTTCTGCTGTCTTTTAATTGTTTCGTTCTGCTCCCTAACAGTTTTTAATGTCTGGGAAAATATCAGCTTAGTGTTTTCATCTGCATATGGTAGGTAAGTGGAAATAAATAATTCATCATTATTGACATACCCACCTGTTTTACGGATTGTAGGAAGAACCTCGGATGTAACCCACTTTCGAAACTTCTTGGCATTCGGTTTATCGCTTCGAAGAATAACCGCATATAAGCCGGATTCAGTAACAAACCAAGTTTCTCCTTGACGGGGTAAGTTTAACTTACGTCGTTCATCCTCGTCTAGTCTATCAGCAACAATACGGCTGTTTGACATTTCCAATGCCCTGCAAACATCAACAAGGCAAAACATCGGTTCATCATCTACCATGGTCATTCTAATCTGTCCGAATATTGGATTCTCAAATACCTCAATGCCATTTTGAATCTTAAGCATAAGTTGTGATTTTTTCATTCGTGTCTACCTCCATACATTTTTATCTGAATAAAAAAGAGGAAGCCACTTGTGAAATCACATTGGTTTCCTCTTTCGTACAGTATGGCGTTCGAGTAAGTAATCCGCATCTTCACGGATAAGGTTGTTTCCTTAGTAATAAGGATAGACTATTTTTGATTTTGTGTCAATCAGCTTTTGAATTAAAATAAGCCGTGTTTCCACGGCTTATACTTTTATTCTTCTGCCACTATTGAAAATTTTACTTTTGAATTTCCATAATAGCTTGTACTGTATTCTGTGTCAAAAACATTCGTGTCCATAGGCACTTCAAAATATATTGAACCTTTAGTTTTTTTACCCGGACTAAGCGTTGTGTCAAATGTGCTGTCTATGTAATCAACAGCATAATCGTCTGCGTATGCAGAAAAATCATATCCAGAAATGTCTTGATCTTCATCTGATATATTTTCAAACTCGAAATCTAGTTTCATAAACGCATTTCCATCATCAGGACTTTGATACGCAACATCGTCCAATGTTAATTTTGCAGATGAAAATGTTATTATCAAGTCATTAGTCTCAACCGAATCGCCTAATGTGAAGTAGTCATCGTATGAATCGGTCGATTCTTCCGTTTCATCGTCCAATACTTCCGCATCTCGACTGTTTTCAACTTTTTTAGGTTGGTCTGAATCACTTTCGTCAAATACAAGTGCCGCAAAAATAAAAATAATTATCGCAACTATTGAACAAGCCAGACCTGCAATTGCAGTTCCATGCCCTTTCCATTTTTGCGTAAGTGCAATTATTGCGAATACGAGACCGATTATTGCAGGAACTACACCTATCGCAACACACGCTAACAAAATGCCTGCTATTCCGCACACTAAAGATGCAATTCCCCATCCACTTTGTTTCATGATCAAATTCCTCCCAAAAATCCTTTAACTCATTTCAGTAATCCAAAAGAATCTGTCACGTAGTAGTCGGAATCTTCCGAGTCCTCATTCCAGACAACTAGGGATAGTTGTATGTTGTCAATATTCTTTATTGGCAAGCTCACAATGTTATCATCCATTGTCCACCACGTTACATAGGCTTTTTTATGTGGAGATAGATCTTGATATAACGCTCCTTCTGCCATAACATCATTTACTGATGATGTGTCAGAATTAACCGTAATATTATTGTCTGTAATATTTTCGATTGTCAAGCAAGCTATAAGTTCGTCCGGATATGTTCCCTTCTTTAGCCCTGTAAAGTAAACCCTAATGCTCGAATCTTCGTATGCAAGTCTGTTGATTTTCTCTTTCACACTTACTTTGCAAGACATCACTTTCTTTCCAACTTTAGCATTGATCGTTACCGTTCCGGATGATACTGCCGTAACAATTCCGCTTTTACCTACCTTTGCAATGCTTGGTTCGGTTGAACTCCATTTAACTCTTGCTTTTGTTCCGGTAACTTTCAATTTCTGTGTTTTCCCAACATCAAGCGAAATGGCTTTCTTGTTTAATTTGATAGTTGCCGCCTGTGCAACAATCTGTTTCCCATCTGCATTTTGGATTGGCATAGCCGAAATCAAAACGGCAAATGCCAACCCCATCGCTACTAATAATTTTTTTGTGCTTCTCATAATGACTCCTTTCTTGTGATATGATTTATTTAGAATTATATCACGTTCTATTATAGAAGTCACTAAAAAACATATACATTGTCTCCGGTTCGATTGTAATGTTCTCTACCATAATCCCTTGCAGCTTTTCCTATGTCGCTTGTAGTAATTCCGAATTTTTTCTGTAAAATAGCTTGTAATAACTGATTTTGCTGTCGTAATAAGGAAACCTCTTGCGCAGATGTTGAATTGATAGCATCTTTGATTCCGGTAATTTCTTGGCTTCCTGCGACCGCCGGCTTACCTCCGACCGTTCCCATAAGTTCCGGAAGCCCGTTTTCTCCAACCGTTGCTATGCTATATTTATCCATAAAACCGCCCGTTGCATAAGCCTTTACTTTAGGTAGGCTCACTTTCGGCACAAGATCGACTCCGCTCCACTTTACCTTTGCTACTTTAGCCGCCGCAGAAACAACACTGTTGAACCCTCTCAAAACGGTATTCACTCCACCGATCAATGAATTTATTGCTGTTTCAATTCTTGAAATTACGGTGTTCATTGCCCCGGCAACGCCACTTTTCACGCTATTCCATAATTTGCTGAATATTTCAGCTACACTTTCTTTCATCTTCGAGAAAGCATTTTTTATCGGGGTGGTTACATGTTCTTTAAACCAACTAGAAACACTGTTCCACGCCCCGGTTACCGCTGTTTTTGCCGCGCTAAATGCTTTCTGAATAGATTCTTTTGCCGAACTAAAAGCATTCTTAATAGGTGTTGTAACATGCTCCTTAAACCAACCGGAAACCACCGCCCATACCGATTTCACAGTTGTCCATAGAACCTTGAATGCAGTTGATACTGCCGATTTCAATAATTCAAAATTCTTCTTTATTGGCTCTATTACCTTTGATTTAAACCAATCAGAAACAACAATCCATACAGCCTTGACAATGATCCACAATCCTTCAAAGATTTGACCAACTCTTTTCGAAAATCCTTGGAAAAATGAAACAATAGGAGTTATAACATTAGTATTGAACCATCCAGAAACTGTTTTCCATACACCGGATATATCTTTCCATAAAGAAGAGAAAAAACCGGAAACAGATTCCCATAATCCCTTAAAAAAACCGCTTATTGGCTTAATCACATTAGTATTAAACCAATCTCCTGCTTTTGAGAAAATTCCTTTTATTTCTTTCCAATGATCCTTGACTACTACAGCCGCCGTTGCAACACCGGCTACTATTCCTGCGGTAATCGCTGCAGGTGCTGCCGCTACCCCTAAAATAACCGCTCCGACTGCCGTAATCGTAACTCCGACAAGCATAAGTGCTTCATTAAGCCAACTGAATCCGTTCTTTAACATGGTCACAAAGTTTGATATTGCAGTAAATGCGCCAATCGCAACAGAGCCAATCCCGGTTATAGCTTTTGCTACCGGGCTGATAAAAGAAAGTGCGCTCTCTGCCGCACCGCTACCGAATAAAGCTTTGACACCAGCTGAAACAGTTGTTCCAAGTGTAGCAAACGCCCCACCTATTTTTTTTGACAAAGCGGTAGACAATACTGCCGAGATTCCCTCATTTGCCGCAATTTCAACGCCAAGCCTTGATGCAAGTGAACCAGCTATTGCTTTTGAAATGGAAGTTCCGATTATATCAAGTGCGGTTTTTGCAAGATGTAATCCAAGAATTTTTTTGATTGTCAGCGCACCGATTACGATTCCAACTGTTTTTACATCTAGGTTGCTTAAAAACTCCTTTGCTCCGTTCCATACATCCTTCCATGAAATTTTACTTAATGCTGTCGTAACTGTATCAAACGCGCCCTGCGCCCACGAATTAAGCGTTTTAGCCAATAATGCAAAGTCAAAGTTTTGGAAAAACTTGTTTATTCCGTCTGCGATTGAATTTCCAAATTGCTTCCAATTAAATGTCGTTCCAAACGAATCCAATCCATGAAGCACCGTGTTTAATGAATTTGCGATCAGTTTTCCGGTTTCTCCGAAAAGCGTTGTTCCTTTTTGCCCTTTAAATAGTCCGTTAAGGAATTTGGCTAATCCCCTTCCAAAACCTTCAGCTTTTGCATACACTTTTTCCCATTTAATTTTTTTCATTGCGTTAATTAACGCACCGGAAATAGACTCTCCCAACTGTTCAAGGTCTTTGATTTTGCTTTTGAATTTCTTAAAGATGGTGTCCGTCTGAACTAATCCACCATCAGCACCGGTGCCGCCACCAGCACCTGAACCAGATCCAGAACCAGAACCTTTATTCCCGGAACCGGAAGTATTATCTTTACTTTGTTTTGAAATAACCTTTAATTCATCAAATGCACGAGTTGCCTGTTGGATTTCCTTTTTTGCTTTCTTTGCATTTTTTGCGATACCACCCGTGTTTTTCCCTGCGTTTCCTGCGGCATTGCTTAAATCGTCCATGCCGTCAGATGCGCTTCCAATATCATCAGCAAGACCGCTGATTCCTGCCCCTTTGCTTGCTTCATACTTCCATCCGAAGATAGAACCTAAAGCATTTGTTACCATCTCTGCGAAGGAAATAACCTTTTGCAGAACTGAATTAAGTACCTTGATAAATGGCTTGAATGCATTGATTAAACCACCACCAACAACCGCTCCAAGTGCTTTGAAGTTCTCTTTAAGCATGGTTATCTGGTTATGCCATGTATCGGCTGTACGTGCGAAATCTCCGGTGATATTGGTTGTATGCGCAAGCACATACTGATAACGCAACATGGCTTTTTCAGCCTGCGTCATTGAAGAAATGTTCGCATCAAGTCCTTGCTTTAACGCCCATTCCTTTAATGTTGCCTGTGTCAAGTCGATACCATAACGCCGCATAGGTGCCGTAGTACCGGAAAATACAGATTGAAGACTCTTGGCAATATCTTCTTGACTCACATCATAGAATGAAGCCATATCTCCGGCTAATTCTGTCAACCGGATAGACATTTTTGCCATTTTCCCTTGCGGAATATCAAGGGCAGTTCCCATGGCTTGGAAACGGCTTGCAAACTGTTTTGCAGATAGTTCGGACATACCAAATTTTTCAATGGATGTTTTTGCGAAATTGTTAATTAGGCTTTCATACTGCCCAAATGTCTGCCTTACAACGTTCTCAACCTCTGTCAAACTTGATGATATGTCAATGGCATCTCCAAGTAGCCTAAATCCGCGAAATAAAGCCCAATACGTTGCATACACTTTTCCGATTGCAGACGCAAGGGAAAACGACTTCTTGGTAACCGCAGAAGCACTTGAACTAAATCCGCTAAATGAGCTTGTGATGCTTTTTGCCGCTGTCCCTGCCGCTCCACCGGTACGTGATAATTTTGCCAATGCATTTGTCATGTCAATAATATTCCGGCTTACACTAGGGGCTTTCGACAGTTCGGACATAAGCTGGCGCATTGCCGTGGCAAGTTTCGGTATATTTTCAATCGCTTTGGTGAAACTCTGGTAGCCAAGCTGTTTGATTGCAGATGCAAGTTCAGTCAAACCCTTAACGGATGCCGACATTCCAGAAATCCCTTTTAATACATTGGAAATCTGACGCATAGAACCAGCCGCAGCATTAATCTGCTTGCTGTTGATAGAGCCTAATTTGCTTACGTTTCTTGCGACTGCGGAAAAAGTCCGTGTACCAATTCCACGCATTGCCGTCATTGCCCCTGCAAGTCGGTTTACCCCTGTGGAAAGACTATTCAGATTTCCGGTACTAAGTCCAGAAAGCGCGGAAGATAAGCGTCCTAGTCTTGTCACAAGCGCATCTATCTGACCGCTTGCCTGTTGTGCCTGCGCTTGGATTTTTATTTCAAGAGACTCTAATTCCATTTATCCACCAACTTTCTACATAAGAAAAAGACGGCAAGATTTGACCCTTACCGCCCTTGAATTACTTTTTCAGTTTTCCCTTTTTCAGAAGAGAAAGCATCTTTGAATTTTCCTCCGATGTAAACTTAAAATTGGAAAATCCGTTCTTCTTTGCGATTTCCGCACGATGTTCTTTCGACACATCATCTTCCCCAACCGCTTTTAATGCTTCAACGATTGAGTTTGAGTTTCCCTTATATTTCGGATAATACTTGGCTTTGCTTTTCTTCGCGCCGCCTACAACAATAACTGTGTGCCCTTTTATGCGTGTCACAAGAATATCTCCGTTGCGAAGAATAAAACCGGCATGATAAGAACCCATATCATCAAACAAACCGGATTTCAAAATTACCGGTCGTTCATTAGATGTATTAAAATCCCCCACATCCTTGCCGGATGCATAGATAATACAGGCACGCACAAGAGAAGAACAATCGCATTCCGTCTTGGCCTTTGTGTTAATGCCATGTTTAATGACTCCGTAGCGTTCCGATTGGTCATAGCCGATATTTTTGTTGTCAGATGCAATCTGCATAGCTTCGGCTAACTTCTCCGCAACCCTATCGTCCTTCGCCCTTAGCACGTACCATCCCTTAGAATGGTTGTAAAACTTCTGCGTAGACACTTCCTGTCCGGTCTGGTCTCCGGCTTTTCCACCAGAATAGCAATTTCCGTGTTCATCGTGTCTCGCACTTCCGATAATTACTGCCATAGCAATACCTCTTTTCTTAAACTATCTTTGGCTTTGGCAAATGTGATTTCCTTGATTCAGCCGCCCATGCTTCTTCCGCCTTAAGCATTTCTCGTATCTCAGCATCGGGATCGTCCGTATTATGCTTTTCGATGGAATCATAGCAAGTTTCTTTCACGTACTTACTATTACCCTTACCGAATGTCGCGTCTATTGCTGTCACAAGTGCTGACGTTGCATATCTGCCAAACCACATATACATTTCCATGTCGCGTTGCTTCCATTCTGCCTTATATGCATCCACATAAGGCTTAAGCAACTCTGGATTCATCATATCTATATCATCAATGGAAAATCCGTAGCCTTTCGTTACCACAAGGTAAAACGGACGGATTTCCGCAACGTAATATTCCCATGTTAATCCTTGGCTTTCGCTTTGGATGGGGTCTTTTTCTCCTCCTGCTCCTGCTCCTGTGCTCTCTCCAACGACTCCATCATCTGCGCTAAAAAACCGTTTGTCATCATTTCCTTCTGCATATCAGCAAATAAATCCATGCAGTTAATCTCGTTTGTATCAATCGCATCATAGAGAATGTCGGACACCTTCTCAAGTTTCTCATCGTAGCCTTCGTTTGTTTTGTAATCATATCCAAATTCTTCATTGTGATGCATCTGCAATCCTACAAGAAGCGTCTTGGGAAGCGTTTCAAGAAGAATATCTTCCATAGAGGAAATATCTTCCATGTCCTGCGTCTTCATAATATCCTGTAAGATATGTGATTTTAATGATGGTCTCGTTGCAAACTGAATTGTATATTCTTTTCCACCTAATTTAACTTTCATGTTTTACCTTGCCTTTCTGCCCTATATTGGCAAGGGGCAGTGTTGCCACCGCCCCATTGTTGCTTATCTCATTGCTTCAAGTTCTGCTATCGACCGTTCATCCTCGCCTACCGGTGCGGTCGATTGCTCGTCCGATAGGCTTTTTACCCCACCACTGTTACAGTGAATGTTCCATCGTTGTTATCAACGACTTTCAGCTTATCCGTAACAAGCTCTGATGCCGTGCTTGGAATAACAGTTGCGGTCATTTCAAGGATTTCATCTACACCGCCTACATCATTCGGTGTCGCGGTAACAGTTCCGGTGTATGCGTATTTTGCAACGCCACCGATTCCATCTGTGCCGTACAGGTGGATAATGTCAACCTTTTTGTCTCCCAGCTTTTCGATGTTTTCCAGATATTCTTTTGCAAGGTTTCCGGTGATTTCCCGGGAATCCGCTGTCTTAATACCTTTCTCAAATGTCTGCTGTGGGTCTTCCATCGTGGTTGACTCAACCGTGTTTGGTGGAGATGCCGGAGATGGAATAGACTTTGCAGCAAGTAAAAGGTTGTAAGTCCCTGCAAAGTCGGCTTGTTCCGCTGTGTGCTCTTTAATAATCACACGCGACTTATAACTTGTTGATGCCATGATTTTCTGCTTCCTTTCTGCCTTAAGGCTATGCTAAATTTTCATACGCTCCAATAGTTCGCGATGCGCGAAAAGTTGCCGTGCGCACTTGTTTGGAAATCGTGAACACGGCATTTGAAACATCAAAATTTTTTGATTTAAAAAAGGACACTGCATACTCTGCAATGTCCTTAATCTTTTCCCTTCTTCCTTTATTTGTTATTGTAATTTGAAATGTTGGGCGAATTGCGTTAATAAAATAAGACTCTGTATCTCTCCCGGCTTCTGCAAATCCAATCTGTTGTATAAGAAGTGTTGGAAAAACAGGTGTTCCGTTCGATTCCTCGTCCTGCGTTACCTTGATTCCGATTTCTTTGCTTTCCATGTAAACTTTCAGCAATCGGTAAACGGTATCTTCAAAATCAAGTGCCCAACTATTTAACTCATTTTCCACCGAATACCTCCCTTGCAATCTTTACATACTGTTGAATAATCTGTTGTTCCGCATTATACATAGGCATTGTGGCTTTGATACCGTGGGTATAACGCCATGTTTCGGTCTTATCATCCCAATAGTACCAACCATCTTCAAAAGCGTGTATTTGCCCAGGGTAAGTGCCGACACCGAATCCAAGTTCGGGTGCTTTTGGGTTCTCTTTGGAGTTATAAAAAATACCGGCTCCAAACTCTACCGCCAACAAAGTATAGAACGGTTCTCTATCTTCTGACGTTACCGTTTTTCCGGTCACAATCAGAATTGCGTTCGATGTCATTAACTGTGGTGCTTTATCTACCCTTACCGTTATCGTGTTCCCTATTGGAGATTTCGATATTTGTTTTATTGCCACCGTCTGACCTTCCTGTGCAAGCCTAGAAACAAGTAAATCGCATTTAGCCTGTAAACTATCGCGGTACTGTTCTAATTTCTTTATAGCGTCTTGTATGGACTTAGTGGATAGTGTCATTGAAATAGGTTTCTTTTTCATACAATCACCTACTTAATATTCTTCCGAAGCAAAAATAAATCTGTGGTCAGTCCTTCGTCTGCAACGCCTTTTACGATGTAGTCTGCGGTTTCTGAATCCACAAGTCCATCATCAGTGCGTTTGACTTCCGAACGTTTCCACACCACATCACCGGCTTTCAGTGGCAAATATCCTTTATCCGTGACAAGCTGACAGTATGATGTACTATCATCAATTCCGAATTCTTTCACAAGGGCTTCTGACAACTTATTGCTGATATTGGCTTTGAATGTCGTAGGTTCTGAAAACCCTTCAATTTCCTCGCCTTTTGGAATCTTGTTGCCTTCGGAATCTAAATAAGGTACAAAGTTCCCATCGGAATCCTTGTACCCTTCATAGACAATATCTCCATTTTCGTCAGTTTGTGGGATAAATACCGTCTGACCGGATTGCGAATACTTCATTTTCTGCTTGTTAATGCCAAGCATTGGTGTTTTCCTCTGGGATTCCGGCAACACTTGTCAGAAGCGATAACACTCCGGCAAGGACTGATGCGGAAAGAACATATTTCCAATCCACCGCACCCATAAATGCCGCCGTTCCAATTCCGGCAACTGCCGCCTGTGCAACAGTCTTGATTGCTCGGATTCCGGCTTTCTTAGTCCAATCCTTCCAATTCCTCATGGCTTTTATCTCCTTTCCCTATATGAATCTCTTCAATCTCATGTTTCATTTTCGTAACCATTCCGTTTCCACCTAACGCATGGTACGCATCATACATTTCACAGAAGTTCTGATAGGCATATGACGGTATTTCTCCGATTCTGGTGTACTTTGCATGGTATTCAATAAGCTGGACACGCAAAAGGAGCATTGTTCCTTTACTGTTCGCATCCCTGCTTTTCTTTTGCTGTTTAAGAAGCCAAACTATATATCCAAGCACTATCGGAAGTGCCACAAGATAAGTTTGAATCAAAATACTTTTCATTTGAATCTCCTTTTGGCGCACTGCCCACCACCGCTTAATGTGCGCCGCCTGCAACCATAATGGTCACGCTCAATCTTCTTTATAAAACTTTAGCAAATGGAAATACCCCGACAAATAGCTTTTCTCTGTCTCTCCAAGCTCTGCTCACACCATTCTCGCTAAAACTTTCCATAAATTCTTCACCAGACTGTGAATGGTCATAGACAGCCAGATTGACAATGACACTTTGGTGTTTCTTTAAGTCTTCAGCTATCATTTCATCTGTGTAGCTGTCGGGATAATTTCTCTTTGCCTTTACATCTTCTGCAGCCTGTTTAATAAGCTGTTCGATTACCGGATTATCTTCTTTGTTATCGAACACTACCACATCAGATGTTGTTTCATCATCATTTGTGGCTGTATCAATATGAAATTGTTTAAGTCTGATTTTAACTTGCTCTAATGTGGTGTATTCCATAATTTCAGCTCCTATAACCCTAATTTCTCAATTAACAGTTCTTTAAGTTCTGCTCCTGTAAGCTCTATTGCGTTCTCAATACCTTGTTCTAATGCAAGTGTTTGCAAGTCCGCTGTTGACATACGCTTAATATCTGTCTTTGTGTAGTCGCTTGTAGGTTGAGCAGGGAACTTGTCCTGCTCTTCCTCATACTTAAGCTCATCTCCATAAACAGCTTCTTGTCTTACATTATCTGCTGTTACTTCTTCGCTCTGCTTTGCGGCGTTGATTTTATGTCGTCTTAATAACATATAAACACCTCTTACTTTCCAAACTTAGCAAGAACAACCTTTGAATCATTGCTTAAGACTGCTGTATAGTGTTCATCACCAGAGATAACAGTTGTCTTTGCAAGAATATCTCTGTCTGATTCAATCTCAACGCTTCTCTTCATATAGATTGTAAGTGCATTCTCTTCCTCTGATGCGCCATCTGCACCTGCGTCCTCGTTAGGATCATCTGCTGACACGATAACAATAGGGCAAGCGTAGAACTCTGTTGTAACAGACTTTAACTTGCTACCTACCTTAATTTCTTTGCCCTTTGGCTTAAGCGTATGTGCAAGTGCTGTGTCAAGGTGAACATTCGTTGCATCCTCACTTGTTGTATCAGCTACAACATTGATTGTTCCTGTTGAATCATCAAGCTCATACTTAACCAGCTTAACTTTCTTAGACTTAACAACCTGCGCTCCTGCAATAGAACCGATAGTTCCATTCATAATTACATTAAGTGGGTACTTGTCATTGCTCTTGAAATCATCGTCATTAAGTAATGTTGCTTCCTGTGCTTGGTTAATGAATAATATCTTTGTAAGTGATGAATCAGATTCATCATCAAATTTGCTATTAGCCGCTACAACTGCTGAATAGCTGATAGGTGCTGCTGTTCCATCGTAATCAATAGGTGCTGTGCAAAGTGCGTCATAGCTGTCATTATCAACTTTTGCAGCGATTGACATAGCAATCTGATTGATAGCTGTACCAAGTGGGTCGCCATAACCAGATAATACTGATTCATCTGTAAGCTCTACAGCCTTGCCTGCTTTCTTAACCTTTGCTTCTGTTGTAGATGTTGTAAGTACTGTTGTACCCATAGCAACACCTTCTGCTACATCTTCTGCGTCACCAATATAAGCATACTTTGGCACAACGATTGTGCTTCCCGGTCTGCCTACAAGTGTTGTATCAACTCTTGCAATAGGCGAAAACTTAATTTTCTTTGGTAACTTAGCTGATACCATATCAGCCATTACTTGTGGGTCTACTAAATTTTCTAACTTAGTCTGTGGCATAGTTTATTTACCTCCGTTTTCTACTCTGTGAACTTTTTATAAAGTTCTGGATTCTTATTTTTGAACTCCACTCTTTCGTGGTAATTCATCTTGTTGAACTGTTCCTGTGTTATCGTGCTTTCTTCTCCACCGCCTGCATTAATAGCCGGTCTTGATTTAAGCCACTCTGCCTTTGCTTCTTTAACCTGTCTTTGCACTTCATTAGCAATTACAGTTGCTATAAGGCTATGGTCTGCATCTGTAACAGCCTCAATCAAAGAATCAATATCCTTTCCATCACCTATAACTTTCTGATAAGCATTGACAGCTTTCATATGATTAAGTTCTTTGCTCATGTTCTCGAACTTTTCAGCCTGCAATTTTTCAGCTTCCGCTTTTGCTTCCGCTTCCTGTTCTTCTGCTGTCTGCTTCGAGCGAAGTTCTTTCTTGTACTTAGCTGCTTCTGAACTGGCTTTATCGGAAGCGTTCTTATACTTCTCTTTTTCAGCTCTTTCACTAGCGAGCTGTGCCATAAGTTCTTCTACGCTAGGTGTATGCTCTTCGTTCTGTGGTTCATTGTTGGTTGTTGGTTCTGTTGTTGTGTTAATTACATCTGCCATAATTTCTTTACCTCTGCTTTCTGCGTTTTTTGTTGTTCTCTCAACTTCTTGCGATATTTGTATTGCCCTTTCTCTAGGGCATATAAAAAGCCACAAGGCATTTTCTACCTTGTGGCTCAATATCAATTATTTATCTGTTCTGCTCTTATCTATAACCGGACTATTTTCTGTCTGGTCTGATAAGTCTTGCATTGTGCGGTCTTTATTAGGTGGCTGTTCTCCATCTCCACCCTCCGCTTGGTTCTGTGTGCCTTTGTTGATTATACTGTCTTGATATGCCTTAACCATCTCTCCGCTTCTCGCTACAACATCGTTAGGGTCATCAAAGAATGGAATTGCATTAACTGTATCTTTAAGGCTAAATCCGTGGCTTATCAATGTTGCCATGGCATTAACCTTGGTTGACATTTCATAAGTTTTTTGTCGCTTAATGTTAGGCTTTACATCTCTTGCCCTTAATTTAAGTAATGGATTACTGCTAGCAACATTGTTTGACAGCTTGATAGCCGCAAGAACAACTTTTATTTCTTCCATTTTGCAGCCATCAGTAATTAATTGTTGTTTTGCAGCTGCTGTTTCAGCCTGTGACCAACCTGTTGCGTCTGACATTGCAACTCCTGTACTACCACCACTGTTATCATTTCGTTGTGGCACATTGCATTTCTGCAAGATTATCTGTCGCCTTGATTGGATATTATTAAGCATACCTGTGTAATCATAATTAATTGCAAGTGGCTCAACTATTGGAGTTTTGCCATCTGCCGATGTGTAGGTCTGCATCCATTCTCCAGATTTTGGTTTTCTTACTTTTTCAGTAATGCGTTGTGTTCCATCTTTATCAACTGTTGTTTCCTGTTCAACTGGGAAATCAACATCATTTGTATGCCATACTGCCTGTGTATTCTGTTCGACATCATTTGTAAAATCTGAAATGAGTAGGTTTAAGTTATCCATTTCAGATATTTGCCGTTCAAAACAGCCCATTCTATCAAATGACCTTGTGTATTCAATGATAGGAATTTTATGCAGTGGGTTTTCTTCTCCACTTCTCTCCAAAAAACCCCATTTTGTTTTTCCTTTATTTTTTCCGTTAGTGATTTTTATTCCGTCGGTAATTTCATATCTCGTATCTTTGGTAAAACAAGTGTAATACCTGGTGCCGCTGTGCTTATCTTTTATATATGTCCCGGCAAGAACAACTCTCTTGTCGCTGTAGGCGGTTGATCTTACAACAAATGTCGTTCTTGGGTCTAATACATTATATGTGAAATAGCTTTCCCCATCCTCGTATTCTGTATTTACATCAATAAGGACATATCCAACACCACCGATTTCAACATATCTTGCAAGTTTCTGCTGCTTCTGTCTTGCGTTCTGTGATTCGTAGCAACTGTTTAATTCCACTATAGCTTTTGTAAGGTTAGAATCCTCATTGTCGCCATTTTGAACTAACGTTATAGGATTTCCCCACTTAAAACCTAAATTAAACTCCGTGACTTCATTAGCCACATTATCACAACACTTACAGTCAATGTCTGGTCTGTAAGTCTTTGGATTCTTCCTAACTATTGGCTGTATTCCTGCGTCATAATCAAGAAGAAACTGTATTCTATTAGAATTGATATCATGTTCCAAAATTGCTTCACGCAAAATTGGTATTATATTGTCAGACGTTATTTCTTTTGCGCCTGTATATATGACAATTCTTCCTGCCTGCATTGCCTACACCTCTAATAAAATCTCATGCCGTTCGAACTTCTTCTGTCCGGTATTTCCTTAATCTGAAAATCGTCATCATCGTTAGGTACATACCAAATCCACTTGTGGCAGTGCCTACAAGCCAGTTTATGTGTTCGTGGGTCTTTGTTGTCTGCTTTAGTTAAAAACTTATGGCAGTTCGGACACATGATTGATTTATCTTTATTCATATAAAAATTCATATTTTTACCTCGTTGCATAACAAAAGCACCGCCACAATTAAGCAACGGTGCTTTTGATGAAGAATGTGTTTATGAAAAACATCTTTGTAACTTCTTACAAATACAGTATATCATTGGAGCAATATGACATTCTATGACATCTTTAAATACGTGTTACCATATTTTTCTTCAAATGCTTTAAGAGCCTTTCCGTGAAGTCTGATAATTTGTCTCCATGAGTATTTCATTTCTGTAGCGATAACTTCAAAAGTTTTCTTTTCGATATATCTTGAAAACAAAATATTATAGCAATCTTCATTCTCTATGCCGTCTATTTGCCCTATAATCAAGTCTTTTTTTTCAATGTATTCATCTATCATGTTATCAAGATTATGCTCCATTTCGTCAATTTTAGCGTATGTAGAGCCTATTTTATCTGGGTCAGATGACGACATTACTCTTTCTTCATTTTTTACCGCCGATATGCTGTGGGAAAGCTCTCTAAGCTGCGATACCTCTGCCAGCTTATTATTTATCATTCTATTGAGTCTGCTTATTTGGTTCAAATAATCCTTGGTTGTCATACAAACCCTCCTCTTATATCGGACTTGACATAATTGTTGCTTTACGAACACATTTTCCTCTCATTTCATTCTCAAACAATGCAATGGAATCCGGTGCATCATCATGCTTTACTTTTCCACTTCTTGTCATGGTTGTAAGTTCTTTCATAAACTTGTAATATTGGCTCTGTCTGTCCATTTTCTTGAAATCGCGGAAATAATAATCACGAATGATATTATCTCTCGCATTTTCCATTCGAGTTATCTTGTTTGAACAATTAAACTTAAACCTTGCGCTACATCTTCCGCCTTGCTTTTTTACAATGTCCATTACATCTCGACCAAAATATTCTCCGGCACTGTTGCTCTCGAATGTAACCGTCTTTACGTTGTGCTTAATAAGCATATTTGCACATTCCGGCTTGGTAAACTGTGTTCCGGCATTATCGAACACTACATCCACAATATAAACCTCGTTGCCGTACACATAGCCAATCGGCATTGAGCAGCTATCTTCTCCCTTATCTGCACTATCACAAGCCGCCATAATTGCATCTGGTTCTCGATCAACAGGAAGTTCCTCAAAATAATTAAGCTCATTCTCCGCAAACATTCGCCCTTTTGCTTCAAATGGTTCTTGTTGGAACTCTGCCGCCCACGTTTCTTCCGAAACAAGTTTTCGTTCCTTTTGGTAGTAAACGGTTGTGAATATCTTCCGCAATCCCTTTTTATCTTTTCGATAAATCTCCCAATTGCTTTCATCTGTGATTGGGTCAAGTGCCGGAATCGCAACTTCTTTCCATCTCCACTCCAATTCATCGGCTTTATTTTGTAAAGCCGTAATTGGGTCATACAAGCTGTATTTCGTTCCCTGTATGATAATGGGTGTTCCCTCTAATCGTCTACCGAGAACATCGTCTGTTACTTTTTCGCAAAGAAACTCTAATCTATCTCTATTTCGTGCTTCCTCATGGTTTTTAACGCAGTCATCAATATAGACAAGTACATTTGCTTCGGTACATCCTACGATTGCACCATCAATCGGACGGCATGTAAATGTCGGGAAGATATTTTTGCTCTTAAGGTCGATTGATAGATTTTCAGCACTTTTATAGTCCTTTTCTCCTATCTTTGTTGCTTCCGGGAAAACGCTTAAGAATCTGTTGTACGTGCTTTCTGTTTCAAAGCCTTGCAATAAGCCACCATAAAATCGCTTAACAAGTCCTTCGCCTTTTCCAACACCGAATATACTTCCGTCCGGGTCGCGCCCACCCATCATCTGCGCCAATTTCAGACCGCCTGTTGTTTTTCCTGTTCTTTTCGGTTGCGATACAGACAGAAAATCCAATTTTCCATCGTAAATCTCCTGGTATGCTCCGACTACAGGCTGTAGAACTTTTCTTCTTGGGAAATAAAATCTTTTCCACGGATCCTTTTCATCAATTTCAATGTAATAAAAAAAGCTGTCCACAAGATAGGCTGATTCATACATCAAAACATCGTAGAATTGTTGAAGCACCTTGTATGTCGTATCATGTTCCCCGGCATACACTTCTAAGTCTGCAACTCTGCCACCTGTATATTGCTTGACATAGCTTGCTATAAGTTGCTTTGCCCTTGCGGATATTTTCAATCCATAATCAACGTCATGTTCTGTCCTTAAGGCAACCGCTACGGCTTGTATGTATGCATCTATTACTTGTTCATCAACGCCTTTTCTCTGTATGTAGTTTTCATATCCATTTACTGCATTGATTAACTGCTTTGAAGCCAAATAAAAAGCACCTCCGCAAAAGCAGAAGTGCCTTGACCTCTGCCTATAACTGTTTTAGGGTAGTGACCAACTCCATTTGTTAGCCGGTAATATATTTTAATGCGTAAATATCGCATCATTATCAATTTCAACTGTATATATTTTTCCACATAAGCAATCACAAATTACCTGCTTGCCTGTCTTTAATATTTTTCCGTCTCGTCCGGTGTAAGTTTTCTAATTTCCTCGCAATGTGGACATTTCACATAAATTCCCTCTTCGCATCCGTTTATTATATGCTTAGCAATATCAGAAAATGATTGTGGGTGTTCTACTCTGTCTAATGCCTTTTCAAAGGTGTAGTCTTTCTTGTAATCCATAATAATTCCGACAGCTTCATATTTTCCAAGATTAACTCCTAAAAATCGGTCTGTAACTGTATTCCATATAGTGTATAAACCATCCACATCATCTTGTAATGCGACTATTAACATTTTTATCCTCCACGAGTCCATCAATTATCGCTCCTTCGAGCAATTCTCCAATGCTTATATTTGTCCTGTCTGGCATTTGTTTGTATAATTCGATTAATTGTTGCTTTGTCAAAGGCTTCCAGTTCGGATTGTCTCTCTTGCACCTAAAGCCTGTAACTCCCCGACCACATACATATCGCTCATTTCCATATGTGTCAACACTTGGACCGGTACATAAATCACAATTCACTATATGCTCGCAAGGTTTTAGTTCGTGGCTATATCCACTACAAAGCATTGTGTTTTGATATTCCATAATCTCCCCCACCCCTAAATTCTTGCAACTACGTGTTCTTTTACAAAATCTTTTTTGCCTTCATCGTAGATAGCTGAACCATTTTTATCAGTTTTCAGTTTATCAAATTCACAAGTAACCTTTATACCATCCTTGTTACTGCATTCTGCGCGATAGTCAATGACACATACTTTCTTTTGCCATTTTCCATTGGCATAAATCTTTGTATAACCGCCTCTTCTGGTTTTTATTATAATTTTTGAACGTGTTTTCTTCATTTCCAATGCGCCTTGAACCCTTTCTTTTTATACTCCTCTACGGCTTTTTAAGGCTCATATCGTCCTCATATTTTTCATTCAGCATAATCACCACATTGCCTTTTTCAATGCCGTATATGTTGCAATTTGCAAGTTTCTTAGCCGTTCCAATGATAGCCTTTGCCTGCTTGCGGCTCATTTCATAGGTTTGGGTTCCCATATTAACTGTCATTTCTCATAAACTCCTCAAAATCTTCCATACATTTATAGCACAAGTCGTATGTGGTATTAAAAACGCCGTTTCTTGTAACCGAATTTCCGCAAAGTATTCCTTTTTTAATTTCCGCACCACAACGATCACAAGTACACCATTCTTTTTGATGTTTCATATAAATCCCTCACTTATCACATTCGATTCCCGGAATGAATGTTCTTTTACCCATACAAGCATCTTCAAAAGTCGTAGTTTCTATTGAACATCCGCAACTAACCGGGTCTAATGGACAATTTTCATGATTAATACATGTGCATAAAATTTCTTTTTCCTGCTTCATCATTCCACCGCCTTTCAAACTAACCCTAGCATACATAAAATATCAAGTTCCGATATTTCTTTTGCACCCTCTCTTGTGTGCGCAAGAATTTCTTCCGTCGAGCATTTTTCCATATCGTTGCACTTACTCTTATCAAAATTTCTCGAAAAACAGTAATGTAGACAATACCCATATCCGACTCCAAGTATAGTACCATGAATACTTTTACAGACAACATTGTAATTTTCTGTTTTTAAAATATCATGTTCTCCATCTAAGAAACATTCTTTTCCGTTGTTATCCATTTTCTTTTTGAGATATTCAAGAAAAATTCTCATTTCTTTTTCTGAATCGGAAATGTACAAAATAGAATCCTTCTCTCTATCATCAATTATTTGTTTCGATTCATTGCCATAGTAATCACACATATTCCACCAGCTTTCAAACCAATCCGTACATATATAGAATATCAAGTGGTGTTATTCTCTTTCGATTAAAAGAATTGCTGACAATATAATTTGCCAACTCCCCATCTTTCCATCCGTCCGTACTTGTCATAGAATCATAAACCTGTTTATATTCTCCGGTCAGCTTACCAAATTCAAACCATCCCAAGTCAAGTGTTACTCCGTAATCATAAAATCCCTTGTCACACCACTTTCTGACATAATACATTAACTGCTTATATGAGAATCCAAGTCTTTCAAAAATATTTCCAATAGTTCTTATGCTCAATTCTCGATTGCTTGAAGGCAATTTTCTTTTCTGCTCATTCACGCAAGCTCTAAAAAATATTTCTTCTAATGGTTTCATTCTTCCACCAACTTTCTAAGCACCATTCATAAACATATTTCCAAAATGCAAATCATTTAGTGCTTTTTCTAATTCGTCTTTGTACCGAAATGGGCTTAAAGGGCTTTTTATTTCTTCCCTCAATATAGGTGCCATATTGTCTATCAAAATGTCTTGTGTAGCGCTTGCACAATTTTGCGGTGGCAAATCCGCTAAAGCGCATAACTCCATTCTTTTATGGTCACATTTTTCAGATTTTGGGCAACTTTTACATTTTTCTGCTAATTTACTTAAAGGTTCTGCCATTACTACACCATTTTTCTACCACAGATAGGGCAATAAGCTATTTTCATTACCATTTCAACATTCATATCTTTACTGCTACACACCGCAAAGGGCGGACATTTATTCAAGTCGCATGTAATTACAGGCTTATTTGACAACTTATCAATCTTAAATTTGCCATAATGTGTTATGATAGGAAATTTTTTCTCGCAAAATTCACACATATCACACCAACTTTCTTCCGCAGATAGGGCAAAATGCAATAGTCAACGCTCCCGCTCCGTACTCGCCTGCACTATTCGTAAAAACAAGGGCGTGTTTGTCTACAATTTTCCGAATTTCTATTTTATTACCGGACGGTACTTTTCCGTTTTTATCCGGAGTAAGGAAATCCCAATCCGGTATTCCGATTCCTATGTCTTTGCATAAATCACACATTCTTACGCCCCCAATCATAGCAAAAATCGGAATCCTCGTGAGATTCCGTGTCTTTTGTTTGATATAAATATTCCGCAAGCGCAGTGTATAGGATTCGAACCTACAAGGCGAATAAACGCCCGACCGGATAGCAACCGGCTCCAATTCCATTATGGGAACACTGCCGAATTGACAAGATGCACTCCGATCAAAGGCTACCAAACGCATAGGGATATTTTCGAGTGTCCTGTCTGAACTGCTTTTGTTGTACTTCCTACTCACAGCCTGTTTGTTGTGCGTTTCTTTTATAACCACTCGCATACTCCGCTAAAGAATGCGCAAGACCTCTCGTTGGGATTGCAGGAATCGAACCCGCGACAACCCGGATATAAGCCGTGTCTTCTACCACTGAATTAAATCCCAATACAATGATCGGTACGAGATTTGAACTCGTGTTACCACCGTGAAAGGGTGGTGTCTTACCGCTCGACTAACCGATCATAACCGCCACAAGACGGTTAGCAATATGTTTTACGTGCTATGCGTTACACGATCATGCGCCGTTGGATAGACGCATGATAGAATACCACCGGACGGTCTCGCACCGCCCTTAACAGAATCGTCCTAGTGGCGAAAGGGGGAACCCAAATGCTTGAATCACTCAACCAAGGGTTCAAGTACATATGAAAAACATACGTGGCTACATGAAACGTCAGCATGTAACCAATTAGGCTACCCGGATTCGAACCGGGGAATGCAGGAATCAAAATCCTGTGCCTTACCGTTTGGCGATAGCCCATCATTTCCAAATGACCATAATATTCATTGCAAAGATTGCGTATGAAAGCAAATACCCAATTGCGTTTGAATTGTCTGTCTGCTTTACCTGTTCTCCCATAAGTCCCAGCATTACTAGGGCATCTGTCGCTGTTGCGATTATCTTTAAAATCATATCAATATCCCCCATCATCAAAGCTGTGTTCCTGTTTGAATCGTTCCATTTCATTTACGCTCATACCGAAAAGTCCGGCAGATTCATCAGAATTCGTATGTTTGAAATATTCTCCCTGTTGTGGAAACATAAACCGGAACATAGCATAATTCGCAACGTCACACAGATATTCAAGGTTTCCGGTCTCTTCAAACTTGGCAAGGCACATTTTCAAACTTTCAATTGCATCCACATTCCCGGTGAAAAAGTTCATTCTTGCCGGTCCGTATTTGTAATACGACTGTTCAATCAATCCTTTGCGTTTTTCATCAAAGGTTTCGGAATACTCGGTTTTCATCAACTCATTGCTGCAGCTTGCCATTACACATCGCCCTCCGCCCTGTGGTTTGCTCTTTCAATGTCAAACCCTTCCGGATAACGTGCCTTAAGTTTGTCTACGTTCATTTGCATGATTTCATCAAGGCTCCAGCCGAAGGATTCACAAAGCATTGCAAGATACCAGCAAATATATCCTGCCTCTTTCTTGGCATGGTCAATATCAAGCTGCTTCTCATGGAAAATCCACTTTTTAATCATGTCGTTGAACTCTCCAACCTCGCCGGATAACCCCAAACAAGAATTGAAGATGCCGCCAAGGTCATAATCTTGCAACGCAGATGCGATATTGTTCTTTTTGCAAAATTTAAGCAAATCAAGTTTATCCGAAATTCTTTCTGTCGCCTTGCGATCATTTGTCCGCATGGCTAATTTCTGATACTCATTTCCGGTCATATATCATTCTCCTGTCCGAAACACTCTTTTTTGTTTTTAAAAATTTTTGGAAATTTAGTTGCGATTCGCAACGTGAAAGTGAATTGTTATAAATTTATTATAGCCTATTTACGGTGAAAGTCAATGGGTGTGTTGTAAGTGGCTTTTTGTTTTTTGAGGTATTTAAGGGACTTAGTAGCCGCCCGGTGGCCTTTCTGCCAGACCCCCTCCCCATCCTTTTCTTGCAAACATGGAAATCTAAAATATTTTCCGTTTCGCTTTGTTGTCATTGTGTGAAAATCAAATTGTTTTAATACAATTCATGTCTTACCCTTGCAACTATTCGCAAAACCTAACTTTTCCGAATAGTTCACGAATAGTTAAAACGCTACACCCCTTGATATTACTGCATTTGCGAATTGTAGAATAATCACACACAATTTAAACCGTATTATTTGCCGCTGCATCCGTGAATTGTGTATCAATTGCGTGCAATTCTTGGCTCTTTTTCTCGTCCAATCTTGGCAGCTCCTGCGCTGTGATTGCCCTTCTTTGGGTGGCATTATCGCCAATTCCTGGCTGATTCATGCCAAATTCGTTGTTGCCCACGAACATAGTACCCACTGGACTGTTGGAGTCATACGCTCTATCAAGGATGCAATCCTTGCGAGATCGTTGTAATTTTTGCCAAATCTTAAAAGCCAACGAACTTGATTCCTCGTCTTTCCAAAGGTCAAATGTTGTAGTAGGTATATTACAAAAATAACTGAATGCCACTGTACTTACCAGCTTACTGTAGACATTGGAGATATATATATAATAATCACAAAGCTTATATAATACCTCTCTATCGTATCTATTGCAGTTAGTCGGTATAGTTGCATTACCAAGAGGTTTCAAACTCTTGTCTTTTAGTACCGATGTATCCGGGAATAAATGCATACCAACATACTGCATTACAGCTTTCCATTGTCTTTGCCCTGCTTTCAACAGATCTTCGATGTGAAATTCTATACAAGCGTTGTCTATTAAATCCTGTACAGTTGATGTGTATATCTGTACTGTACCTAGATCCACTATAAGGGTTGTAAGATCTACGTTCTCTACATCCTGCATATATTCACACCTCCAATCCGTTTTATTTCTCTCTGCTTTTGGTATACACTATTTCCGGGTTTAAAGTCAAGCCTTATTTTTTTACGGTGATATTATATACTTACGCCGCGCGCGTATGCGGATATAACTTAAATATAAACCTATAGACTTTAGATACAGTGTATTATTATTAATCTAAAAGATTAAGAAAAAGAGAGAGAAAGAGAAACATAGTTCTGAAAAAGCGACGTAAGACGATTGTGTCGTGTTATGTCAGGCGATTGTCAGACGATTTTTACCAAAAACTGATACTATTCTATCATTTTTGAACTTATCAAAGACCTAACACAGCTAGCCTTGTTTATAAAAATTTAAGAAAAGTTTTATAGTTTGTTTGCAGTTTTTCGGAGATTTTGTAAGAAATGCCCGGATACGTTGTTGATTTTGGACATGACAAAAAAGAAAAGGCAATCGAAAAAGCTGCCCTTGTTTGAAAATATTTTCTTGACTTTTGGTCTATTATATGTTATTCTTAGCCACGTAAGTTTTGGAAGATTAGGTTTAGCACCTATTCAAATTTACGTGACTGTTGCCGGTGGATTATCCACCGGCATTTTTTAAAACTTATATTTGCCGGTTTCATCAAAATCAGATTCATCAATTTCAATAATCTGATTTTCTTTTTCGCGCATAAATTTTTGATAATATGCTTCTCCGTTCCTGGAAAGTATTAACTCATACAGTTCCTTGTCAGACAATTTCTTTCCATCCAGAAAATCATCTACTTTTTCGTAATCAAGTTCGCCAGTCTCGTCTTTAAAGTCATTATCACTAAACGATTTCCCATACTTTTCTAAAAGTGCCGTGTCATAAAGTGGAAAATCCGGATCGCTAATTATTCCTCTTTCGTCCAGTTCATCAAAAAGCTCTTTGAAGTTTTCTGATTCCTGCTCATATTCCACGAGTCTATTCACACTTGTTGCCTTCCATATAATCATATTCCGTTCTCCTTCCCTTATTTGCAAGTTACGTCAACCCAGCAGTGCCATTGACCGCACGGCAATCTGTCTTGCCAATCCGAAAAATTTTGGTTGTGCGGGCAGTCGGAACACTTTCTGGAATTTTTCGGATTGCAATCAAAATCTTTGACAGCTTCGTTCTTGGCAACGTCCGGCTGGTTCAGCCGTTCTTCCGTTACCCATCCAAGCCCCGCGTAAAAATACAAGGTCATTCCGTTCTCCTTCTTCCTCTTCAGATTTTCTAATTTTAACATATGTCGTTCCCCTTTCGGCTCTGTGCTGTTTTCTTGATCTGACTATACTATAGCACACATATATCACTTTTACAAGTGATATTTTATTTTTTTTGCAATTTCTTTTTCAGTTCCAAATCTTCCGGACTCTCTACATATATAAAGATGTCTTTCGGCTGCATATCCAAAAGCAGACAAAGATTATTAATGCTCTTTGCATTTATATTTGTGTCCTCACGTTTTATTTTTTTGAGCGTTTCTTGACTTAACAATCCGCTTGTTTTAGCCATGTAGGAGTTAAAGCCGATGCGCTCCAACGCGTCCCCTACATCAAATCTGTATTTTAGCATTGCGTACCTTCCTTTCTATATAGATTTTCTTAAATCAATCATACTTTTCCTATCTGGAAAAGTCAAGAAAAATATTTCTAAAAAAAGTGATATTTACTATTGACTGTCACTAAATTTAGTGATATGATACAAGCATCAAATGAAGCACAGAAAACAAAAAAGGCGGTCACTCCTACCAAGAACGAACCGCCACCAATCAAAAAAGAAAGGTAGCTATATTATAGCACAGGTAAAAAGAAATGAGAAGAACAAACAGCAAAGAAACAATGGAAGCAATTAAAAACGCAATCATGGAGAGTTACGAAGCAGCAGAGGAATATTACACATATGACAACAAGGAAGCAAAGACAGACTACAACGACATATGCAAAGACATTTTAACGGCTTTTGAGAACGAGAAAGTTAAATATGATTGTCAGTATAGAGCCGGAAGAATTAGTAAATATTCTTTGTTTTGCGACTGGATGGCAGGACTTCCTACAGCTTTCCCTATTTCTGATGATATTTTTCTTGGCTCTGCCGTTGATTGGCTTGCTGATATTTTAGACGAGACAGAAGAGGAAAAAGGCAGATATACAGAGGATAAGGCAGAAGCGACAGCATGTAATCTGCTTTACAGAGAGCTTACAAAACACGCTGCAAAAGCAAAATAATTAATTAGCAAGGTTGGCGCTTCCGGGGTTCGATTCCCCGGCTTGCCATTACTCAAAAATGAGCAAATAAAAGGAAAGAGGTATAAGAAATGGAAGAAAGATATATTTTGCACACGGGAAAAGGTGTGCAGATCGTAACAGAATCGCAAGCAATTAACAACGCGCTAGATCAAGAAAAAAGTGGCGTTATTCCGCGTTACTCATTCCTGGATTATAAAACCGGGGAAAAACTTACACCGCCCGGATGGCTCGTGTGGTCAACTTTTGCGGACGGATGCGGCGTTGTGTACCGCAGATCTGACGGAAAAATGATTATAACAACAGGATTCCAAGGGGATTTTGTTGTAATTTAAGGCGGTACTCTTCCGCCCTATTTCGCGTGTTTGGTGCATCCGTTCCGGTTCGATTCCGGGAGCGCGGACTTATTAACCGATGGTCATATATTGGGACTGCATCGGGTTATATGGCGGCATATTGCCGTCACACGGCGCGCCGCAGCCGTAAATAATCGCGGTTGATCTGCTTTAATGCAGACGCAAGACACGCGGGAAAGCTCGTTTCTACCGTTCTATCATTAAGAGCGGCGGCAAGATCGCAAGCCGTCACTATTGCGGCACTTTGGAGCTTGTGCATCTCCAACAAAAAAACAGATTGCACACCGTTCCGCCGGATGCGGGCATATAACGCACATTGACAAATAAACACGATATAAGGAGGTATAAGTGTATGACCTACGATATTAAAGCCGATCACAACGGGAAAGCCGTGCGCCGGGTGGCGTATGGGGACTTGCAAGCGTGGCTGATCGTAAGCCAACTATCGCGCGACGGATGCAAAAATATATGCATGAGTGAGCGCAGAACGTCTGGAGGTGGCAAGCATGGCAAAATATGAATATATCGGTAAAAGGGAGATTTTGCGCCGGGTGTCTGCCCTTGGTTATCTGGAAATATCCGGCAAAATGTGCGGCTACTCAAAATTTGAGGGTGTGGAATGGGTGGAGTCTGCAAAAACCAAAATAACCGTCCAGCGTGGCGGCGATTGGTTGCAGATCACGCAAAAGCCGGAACGCATAACACACACTTACAGCCGGTACGATGGGAAAAACTATCTTGACAAGTGGTAAAATGCGGTCTATGCTAGACTATAACTACAGCCGGGCAAGCGTCTTCTGGCGTTTGCCTGTGACCGGCAATACCATCAAATATCATCAATGAATTATCTATATTTAACATAATATATAGTGTATTTGTGTTATTTACGGAATGTCGCAGATAATTGCACGTTTGTTACACGTTTTTGGAAAACCGCGAAAATGGAATCTTGACCCCAAAAACGCTACCCCAGGGGGGTACAAAAAAATTACGAAATATTTTTTGGGGCGCTGGAAAAATTTTCTTTCATCAAAAACCCGCCAGTTAGGCGGGTTTTCTTATTTCTTCTCTTTCATTACAATTTCTAAATCAAGCCCCAATGCATCCGCAATCTGCCGCATTTCCTTTTCTGAAAAGTTGTCACGTTTCATTTTTTGCGAAAGATTTTGTGAGCTGGTGTCAATAAGTCTTGCTAGATCGGTCACTCTTAATTCCTTTTCAATAAGCGTATGTTTTACGATTTTTGCAAACAATGTACCGCCTCCTCTCTCTTGACGTGTTTCAATAATATCATAAATAAATTTATTATTCAATTATTTAATTACAAACAATACTTGACAATCACAAAATAAACCGTATAATGTAATTAAAGAGTTACAACAGTAATTGATAAGTTACAGAAAGGGGCACAAATATGGCACAAATAGAACAAACCATCACTACTTTAGAGATTGCAGAAATGATGGAAATGCGTCACGACAGAGTTTTAAGAAAATTGGAAGGACAGGATGTAAAGGGAAAACATACTGAAGGAATCATTGAAATTTTGACTCACCACAATTTAGGTGCGAGTGATTATTTCATTCCATCTACCTACAAAGATGAATCCGGAAAAGAAAACAAGTGCTACAAAGTAACCAAGTTAGGATGTGATTTTCTTGCAAACAAATTCAACGGAGAAAAAGGCATCGTATTTACTGCCCGATACGTGAAACGTTTTACCGATATGGAGAAAGCCATAAAGAAACCACAGGCGGCATTGCCGAAAAATGATGACCTATTTGCAGATTGTTACATTTCAAAACAGCAATTGGACGCATCACGCGGAGCGTGGTTCAGAAAAAATAATTGGAAATTAAAAATTATCATGGAACAGTTTGGGTGGACGAGAAAATTTTTATATCACAAGATTCTCGTGGAGCTATCTGACATTTACGACTTAGAACTTGAAGAAAAGTTCTACGTGCAGAGGTTTGGCTATAGACCAGAGTACAAATTGGATTTGTTGGATGGCAGTAAAAGCCTTGCCAGACTTGCGACAGGATATATCAACTATTTATTAACAGAAGAAGGAGACTACTAAAATGGATGAATTTATTAAAATTGTATGTTCAAGTCAGCTTGACAATGAAACCGGAAATGCCTTTGTTGAATACTTCTCACCCTTAACAGAGAAGCTAAAAGGGTTATTAAGTGAAAATTTATATTCAGAGTTCGAGGAACTGCTTTTTAGTTGCTGTGCAAAGAATAATGATTTTTACATGACGGAAGGCGCGAAACTCGCTATAGAAATAATGAAAGGTTCTTACATTCCGAAAGTCTGACACAATTCCGGCGGCGATTCAAACCGCCGGAATTATTTTTGCCCTAGCGAAACGATGTTTTCTTTCGTAAAAATCAAAGACCGCGCCGCATAGTCGCTTTTGCTTAACTCTTCTATCAGCCTTTCCCTAGTCATTTCCGGATTCGTCCGGTGCACGTACTGTAAGAGTTCTGAAATTTTATCCATTATGCAACCTCCATAAGTTCAATCAATAGTCTGTCTGCTATTTCAAATACTTCTCTTCCGTATGTAGCCAAGAAGTCTGCTAAAATTTCCTCTGTGTCAATATCCATGTATACATTATACGAAAGACAGAACGCATGACACAATTCGTGGCATAACACACGGTCAAGGAATCTTCCGCGTAGATCATCCGCAAGATATATCGTTTTCGTGTCCCTGTCGGTCATTCCTACCGTTCTGCTTCCATCACTTCTCTGTAGCATATCGCTGTAACGCGATACTTTGACCAAATTCCACATTTCGTTGTTTATTGTGAACAATTTACCACCTCGCAAACAAAGAGGGCAAAATGCCCTCTCTATTACATTTTCGTGACAAGCGTAGTCAGCTTTGTCTTGGTTAACTGTTTCTCTTCTGGGGACATACCGGAAAACAGTTCGGTCACATCTTCCGAAAGAGATTTCATGTACTTTTCGAGTTCTTTCATCTTTGCGTCCTTATCTTCCGGTGAATTTCCGTTATGCATTTCCTTTGTCTCCATGTAACTTCTCCGACTCATACCGGCTCTGCCCTCTCTTGCATCGTGAGTACCGGTACTCATGCCATTATTTCCGCTCATAGGCTCTGAATAATACATCTTTCCCATACTCATTCTGTCAAGGTCTCTCATTCGGTCGTATTCCGGCATTCTCTCCCATTCGTGGTAATCTTCCGGCATCTGATGATAATATGGCGGTTCTACATATCCTCTGCGTGTTCCACGCCCTTTCGGTGCGAATCTGCCGTTTGAGTACCGGTACTCATTATAGTATCTTCTTCCCGGATAATCCCCAAATTCTTCCACCATACGCATTATTTCTTCATCTTCAGACTTTTTCATTGCTTCAACAATGTTATAGTCCTTGTCAAAGCATACGATATTCTTTGCAATCTCCGTCCAATCCTTGAGATCATCAAGGTTTTGTCCCTCAAAATTCTCGATTCCGATGCCGTCAACGTGGGCTTTCACGCAATCCATAATCTGTTTCGCAAACTTATGCATAATATCAAGCCTCCCTTACTGCAATCAAATTACTGTTCTGAACCTCGATAGCCTGCGTAGATGTATTCTGCACGGCTACGGTACTGCAACAACCACAAGGTACATCAACGTATGCCTGAGCCGAAACGTTAAATAAATTTTGTACTGCTGCCGGAGTAACTATCATTCGTGTTGACTGTAAAGGCTCTCCGTCTACTGCAATGGCAAGCGATATAGCTCCAACTGTACCGCCTGTAGGTATCTGAATGTTGCCGGAATACGATACCAAAAATCTAGCCTTGCACTGATTGGTGATACCTCTTAACTTGATAATTCCACTTCCCTGTCTGTGTACGATACATTTTGTTCCGTTCACTGCTGTTTCTGTAAATGCAACATCTTCTCCAGCAGCAACGGTTTGTAATGCAATTCCTGTTACTTCCATTATTTTTACCTCTCTTTCACAAAATAAGGGCAAACATTATAGTCTGCCCTTTGGTTATAAGTAATACTGCATAGCAGACATGATTGAGTTAAACTCAATTAAGATACTCAATTATTTAGTTTTAGCAGTTACAACCGGCGTTGCATCCACATCCATATGCATAAGCATTTGGGTTAGGTACGACATATGCCGGGATTGCAGCCGGATTTACTGCATTGATAATCTGCTGTGTCTGAGCTGCCATCTGAGTTGTAAGTAACGCACTCTGACGATCCTGTGAAGCCGCTCTACGAAGGTCGCTATTCTCTGCCTGTAAGCTAGAAATTTTCTCATTGCAGAGATAATCAAGGATAGCGCGTGTTCCTGCGTTCTGACTGTCGATAATGTCTCTCGTGTTGCTGTTCATGGTGTTCTGCAACGCGCAAGTGTTCTGTGCCATGTTGTAGTTTACGCCTTGGATAGCTTCTCTTGTTTCACAGCAACAGTTAGCAAGCTGTGACTGTAATGCGTTTGTATTCTGCATATTAGCGACTGTATCAGCATTGATAGCCTGCTGAATGCCGAACCCGGTCTGCAAAATGTTTGTGTTGATGCCGTTCATGCCGGTTTGCACTGCATAGAATCCGTCACAAAGTCCGTTTGTAATGCCGTCAAGTTTTGACACAACCGCCTGATTATCAAATCCGCGCTGGATTTCGCTTCCGACACCACCATTCATTCCGTTTCCTCCGAATCCGTTACCGAATCCACCCCATCCGAAGATAGCGAAGATAACGATAATGAACCATAACCATGAGCCTTCTGCGCCCCATCCGTTGTTATTTCCGTTTCCGTCAATGTTCGCGACAAGCGGAACGGATGCACAATTACCTGTGTTAAACATAGAATTTACCTCCATAATTCATTTTTTATATACATAATCTTGCAAGAATTAGTATCACATTCCTAATTGGCTTTTAAACGACTCAAAAGCCTTATCTGCGTCAATTCCCTTTTCTTTGCACAAATTCCTGGCCATCTGTTCGATGCCCTTGGAATCTCCCTTCTGCGCCATCTGCATAGCATTGCGAGCCATAGGGTTGCTCATTACGCTGTTATTCCCCATCATTTGTTGTAAAAACTGCTGTGGGTTTTTCATTCCCTGTAACATCTGCATAGGATTCATTAAGACTCACTCTCCTTTTGTGTTCGTGAAGATTTTCTTTGCGTTTGCGAAGATAACTTATCCTCCAATTCTTCCATCTTTCCAAACAAACAATCTAATTTGTCAGTAATAGCCTTTGTAGCATCGTCAGATAGACCTATTTCAATTCTTTTATCATCACTCGAAGAATCTGCCATCTGCTCATTAAAAGGCTTGTAAACGGTCTTTCTGATTGTTCCATTGGCATCCCATTGTTTTGCTACGATTGCGCTCATGTCCTGCATCGGGAAAAACGCAACACTTCCATCCATAGGTACATCATTCGCCATGATTGCTGATTCTGACTGCACCACTTTTCCTTGGATTCCAAGAAACTGCGGTTGCATCTGCGGAATCTGTGGCTCTGGCTGTTGAAACCTCTGCATTGGGTTATACTGATACGCGGCATAGCTTGGGTTTGGGTTAAATGCCATATTCTGATTTTGCATCTGATACATTCTCTTCCTCCAATACTTCCTTGATTGCGTGTATCATTGCTGACTGATACACAAGCGGAACCTTTGACACATCTTCTCTTGTTAAGATTTTTTCAAGAATTTCATCTGTAAATAACATTCCGCATCCCTCCTATACTTATATTTTTGCATAAAAAAATACGGTTCTTCCGCAAAAAATAAGCAGAAAAACCGCATAAAAAAAGAACGCCCAAAGCGTTCCAAGTCTACCATTTACAGAAAAGAATCTAAAGCACTTGTGCAGACTCCTTTCTTTTGTGTTCAATTTTTGAGTACCATTTTGAGTACCAATTTTTTTAAGACGCCGCAAACACAGTGTTTATGCGACTTTTAAAACAGTCCGTACGGGAATCGAACCC